GAGAGTAAACAATGATTTAATAAATCTAGTTGCAATGCCAATAGAAATTGCATCAAATCTCCAGCGAATAGGCGAATCTTTAGGACAAGATATGAGTTATAGAATTGAAACTGGTAGTCTTAATTTTACAATAAATCTTAAAGTGAATTTGAGCGCAGATGATGTTGCGAACATATTAATCGACAGGGAACTAGTTGTGCCTGGGGTAAAGGGTTAATAATATGAAAAATTATAAAAATAAATTATTTATTAAATTTATCTCAAATCCAAAGAATCAATTCTTAATAAATCAAATACCTGAAGATAAGAGGCAAGAAATTATAAAATCAATAGAAGAATTATATAATTCTTTAGAAAATAATAATATTATTTCTGAAAATAAAATAGAAAAATAGTTATTACTATAATTTATGCCAATTGATGATTTTTCAATTTTTACAGACATATTACCAAAGCCCGAGGAAAAAAAATTATTAAATCCTTCGACTACACGAGTCATTGTATATACAACGGCAATGGAGGAAAAAAGACCGGCAAAATTTACAGAAAATACTATTGGTGGGGCGTCACCGTTTGGAGATGATGTAACAGAAAATTATAAACAAATTACATCTACTCATCTCTATAAAATGTCTAAAGAAGGACAGAATAAATATAGCGTATCGATTGGTTCTGTAATGTCAACTCAAAAATTACCTGGGGGATTTACAGCACCTATAATAGATAATCCAACTGCTGCTGAAACTAAATTTACAGACACCTATATAAGATCTCCTAATTCAGATGGGAGACAAGCTGTAAATTATTTTAATGAAGGACAAAATTATATACCTTTACAAATACGTAAAGGAAAAGAATTTCCAATTGGTCCAGATATTGAACAGGTTTATTCGCAAGTAACTCCAAATGGTAATAATTCATCAGGATTAGTTGTAGACGCAATTAATAATGTTTTATCTGATAATAATTTACAAAACCCGAACAATGTTTATGTAAAAGATCAAAGTGATTATGTTGAGAAAAATGAAATCCTAACAGTAGGAAAATTAATTGTTCAACCAGATCTAGGTAAACATTCTCCAAGAAAATTTCCAAGAACTAATAATTCAAATCTTGAAAATGAAGAATTAAATGCAATTCACATAGAAAAATTAAAAACTTTTGCAATTCAACTACTAATGAAATCTTCTGGAGAAAACTTTACTCCAGATAATGATAAACAAGATATTTCAACGTTTGCCGCAGACATTTATTCGGAAATAAAAGATAGATATTATTCTAGCAATTCACCTTCACCTGGAGCAACAAGATTAGGACTAAAAATTCCGGTAAATAGATTTACTCAAACTGAAATTTTAGAAAAAATTAATTCTAATTTTAGTAAACCAAATAATAAAACTGATATAAAAACAGAAACTGATGAAAAAATATTTTCTAATGGAAATGTCAATAGTTATTTAGCTCCATTTGATAGTTTAGATAGTACTGTTTCAAACGTTGCTGGCGCATTATTAATCAGTATAATTGCAAACGTTATTGATAATATTTCTTCTAATGTAGATTCAATTCTTCTTATACCAACACAGCATTCTTATCATGAATGCGTAATGAAAGGATTGGAAATATTTTTTGATTTAGATATTCAAAATATACTTGATAATTCTTCTTCTTCTTCAACAAGCTCTGGTTTTGTTTCAAGTGGTGGCAGTTCAAGTTCAACAAGCTCTGGTTTTGTTTCAAGTGGTGGCAGTTCAAGTTCAAGTAGATTAGGGCTTGTTAGACGAACAAAATCTCCACCATTAACTACGGTCCCACCAGATATAAGAACAATATCTAGATATCAACAATCTCCTGAATATTATAATTTAATAATGAGAACAATAGTAAGACTGTTTAATAAAGAAATTTTAAGTGGAATTTCCAATCCATTCATATCAGTCAACGTTGATCAAGTAACAAATCAAGTGAGGCGTGCGGACGGAGAGAACACTATACAGAATCCAGATGCTACCACATTAGGTGGACTCGATTATAATCCAAAAATTGGTATTAGTTCCGACATAACTAATAACTATAAAGCGTATTTAGACTTAAAAAATTCTAAATTAATTGGATTTTTAAATTCTTTAGCAAATATAGGAGATATATCTTTGTATAGAAAGACTATAGATCCAAATTTTTCTAATGGAGGATCTAATAAGTATAATGTACGCACATATACTTACGAGCACAATATAAATGATATTATCAATAATGGAGATGAAGAAGAAATAAATACATATGCATTGCCATATAAAACTTTTTTATCTGAACAAGCTTCTAAAACTATTGGCGTCCGCCATGCGACTCAAGCAATTGCTAGTAATACAACTCCATCCAGATTTATTTTACCAGAAACTTTATTGCAAGCAGAAGCAAGAATCACAGGAAATGGATCAGAAAAAACATCAATTCTTCTAAACAGAAGAAATACAACACAGACATCAAGATCAAGATTAGGACAAGAAGAAGTTGCAGAAATAGAGAAAAAATTAGATGCAAGCTATGTTCCGTTTTATATGCATGATTTAAGAACAAATGAAATAATTTCATTCCATGCCTTTTTAGAAAGTTTAGCAGACAATTATACACCACGCTATAGCGAAACTGATGGTTATGGACGAATAGATTCTGTACAAACATATACATCAACAAAAAGAGATATTTCTTTTGATTTTATAATTGTTGCTACTAATGAAAAAGATTTCGATGATATGTGGTATAAAGTAAATAAATTAACTACGTTATTATATCCTCAATTTACTCAAGGTAGAGCTTTACAATCAACAGATGGAAATAAATTTATTCAACCATTTTCTCAATTACCAGGATCATCTCCCATGATTAGATTGAGAATTGGTGATGTTATTAAGAGTAATTTTAGTGGATTTAATTTGGCTAGACTATTTGGAGTCGGAGAATCGGATACTGTTTTTCAAATTAACAATGCTGCGGCAGCATCAAGAAGAGCTGATGCTGAAGAAAATCAAAGAAGACTATTACAGGAGATTGAATTAACTAGAGATGCTATGCTGAGAGGATTATTTGGCGTAGGGGAAGCTTTTAATATAACATTCTCTTTTAGAGCAGATATCTATCAAGCTAATAGAGAATATTGGCATTCTATAACAGATGAAATTCCAGCAAAAGAAGGTCTTCAATTAATTACGCCATCAGGAGGAGATGAAGCTGAAACTTCAAGACGACAGGCAAGAATTTTTACTTCTCTTGAAGAGCAAGACGCAATAGTTGAAGTAGTTGAAGCAATAATAGACGAGATCAACCCCTTGCAAAATTATTATAAAATAAGGTTTAAAAATCCGATTCCAGGGAATGAAATTCAAGCTGCTGATCAGTTTTATTTAAGATTACCATTTTTTTATTTCATTAATCCGATAGATTCTGAAGTACTCAGGGTTGCCCGAGCAAATGCTCCGCCGCAAACAAGTTCAGCATCTTTAGATACTAGCTCAGTAGCTAGCGAAGTTCAATCTTTCTTAGATAAGACACAAAATCCTATATTTAAATCATTTGAAACAACTAGAGGTAAAGGATTAGCAGGATTTATAACAAATTTATCATTTACTTGGATTGAAGAAAACATAATGTGGGAAACAGATGTTCTTAATTCAAGAGCGCCTAAAATGTGCAAAGTTAGAGCTAGCTTTACTCCAATACACGATATTGCCCCCGGAATAGACTCTAATGGGTTTAATAGAGCACCAATTTATCCAGTTGGCACACTTAACAATGCAACTAGATTTAATATAAATGATGAAATAGATGATGAATCCGACTTTGAAATAAGAAGAAGAAGGGTAACACCAATATTAACAGAATTTGAATAATTAAAAAAATAAAGGTATCTAATAAATGACAGTTCAAAGATATGCCCGTACAACGGTAATAAAATTTGGTGAAAAATATGGTACATCTCAAGCAATTTTAGCCATTAGAAATAATATTACAAATGGTAATATCAGAAAGAAAACTTATCTTTGTGAAGAAAATGTGAGATTAGATATTCTTGCTGGAGAAGAATATGGTGATGGTAAATTGTGGTGGGTTTTAGCTGCTGCATCTGGAATCGGCTGGGGATTGCAAATTCCTCCTGGTACTTTTATTGTAATTCCAAAATTAGAAGATGTTGTTAAATTTATTGGTTGATATTTTCATATGACAATTAGAACTAGAAAAATGAATAGAGCTGTAAATGAACTATCCAAATATTTTGGATTAAGTTCTATTCGAGATTTAATAGCTACTTCAATTCGTGAAGAACGAACTCAAGCGGCAATATCTGGTGATTCTACTTCAACGTCAGGTGACACACCAGAAACAGTAGATTCTATTATTTCTACTATTTTAAATCAACTTATTGATACAACATCAGGATGTCCTTTGACATATGAATTGATTTCTACAATTAATTCATTTACAACTGATGCAACCGAAGAGCAAAAAAATGCAATTAAAAATTATTTAGAAATATATTATGGACCAAGCACTGATCCAAATTCATTTTTAAATGTTTTAGAATCTATGGTGGAAGAAACATATGCTGCGATTGTTGGTCCTTCTAATTTTGAAGGAGATAGAGCGATTTTAGAATCTGATATAATAAATCAAAATTTATCTAATCCAACAAAAGATAATCCTGGACTATCAGTAATACTTTCAAATTCTACCAGAATCTCTCCAACAGTTAGAAATACAAATGCTGTATGTGTTTTTATGAACGGTATTTCTAATATAGAATTTTCACGAGCCCTACCATATGCAGAAATAAAATTCTTTCTTCCAAGACCTGTTATTGACACTACTACTAATAGAGTTCAAGGATTAAGTTTGATTAAATTTTTATTAGGCGCTCAATCTGTAGCTAACGGAACTCCAACTTATCAAATGCTGTCAGCTAACACAATCACTGGTTCTTTAGCCTCGCAATTTCCTCAATCAGAACAATATACAATTGCGGGAATGGAAATTTTTACATCCCCACAAACATTAGTTAATGCAGATGAAATAGACGATCCACAATTAAGAGCAAATCCAGTATTAGATAAATTTAGACCATTTTTAACAATTAAAGATCTAACAATAGAAGTTAGACCTAGTACTGGATTAGCCAGTTTTAAAACTGCCAAATTAGCTATGGTTCTTCATGATCGTTCTAGATTAAATGATATTGCTGATTTCGTTAAAGCAGATTTATATAGTGCAAATGAAATAGAAATAGAATATGGATGGATTCATCCAGAAAATTTTTTAGTCACAAATGTTGCTCCAAATAATCCTTATGGAGATTTAATCAACGGTATGCGAGTAAAAGAAAGATATGGAATAATTAATTCTTCTTTTAGCTTTACCGAAGGTGGAAATGTAGATATAAATTTAGAACTTGCTATGCGTGGTGGTTCGGATTTAAGCACAGAATTAATAGATTCAGGTATCACTGCTGATAGTGTTAATAATAGCATTAGACAATTAAGAGATTTGCAAGCAAATATAGCGCGTTTAAGAGATCGTGTTTTTGGCTCTGAGACTTCTGGGACTAGTACAAGAGAAATACGTGGAATTCAAGCTTTAGATGCAGCAATGACAGCAACTTCTAATTTTCGAATGACATCAGAATTAACAAGAGAATATAGAGATTTACATAGACGTTTAAACGATAATAACGTAAATTCAGCAACTAGAGAGCTAAGAGATGCTTTGGAAAATTTCTACAATAATATATCAGCAACAAATAGGGAAGAAAGAACCGATGGAAATACAATTATAGAGGAAATAAGAACTACTATAATAGAGGGCATTGAAGAAAAAATAAGAAAAATGTCAATTAATACACCTGATGCATTTCTAAGACCTGACAGTGAAAATGATCAAAATCCTGCTGGTGGAACAAGAGCAGCCAGTGTTGATGGAAGAGTACTTGGAGGACCAAGAAATTCAACCAGACTTACACAATACAGGAATCGTTATCAAACAGATCCCGTACAGGGAACAGTTAGCTTGGCTACTCTATTACTGCATTTCGTAGGTCAACCATTAGCAAATACTAAAAAATATGACGAAGTACAAATGCTTTTTTATCCTTTTAACTCTAAAGCAGGATATGCAAGAAAAATAAATGTTGCTAGTTTTAGAGTAGATTTAGACTTCTTTTCACAAGAATTAGCAAGAAACAGACTAGAGGCAGCTAGTAATTCTGTAGCTATGAATATTAGAGAATTTTTTACCTTTTTGCAATCAACTATTATTGATGATCCAGCGGCACCATCATACGGATTATGGGATAGCGAGGGATCATTTTATAGAGAAAACATTGAAGATGGCGTAAGAAGAACAGAGTCTAGATATGAGGTTCCTGCATTGCAAGGTAGAATGGAATCAATTCTTTCTAATGTTACACCTGATGGAACATTTCAAATGCCTCAAATAGAAATATATGTTGAATGCATTCCGCAAAGAATTGGTACAAGAGACGGGGATGAAATAGATGAATCTACTGCTAAAAGCATATTAAGATTACATGTATATGATCGTGTAGCAAATTGTTATGAGTCTCAGGGTCAAATACTTCGTGCAACTAGAGACAATGAAATTGCAGCTCTTGGAAGATCAAATAACACAACTGCACCAGATGAAAATAATTCATCTCCCGTAGAGGCAAATCAAGAAGCTGATGCTAGAGCAAATTTGCAAAGAGCATTAGATCTTGGCTTATTAGAAATAATATCTCCTACTGGTACAGTGAACAATACCAGTATCGATGCGTTATTAAGTGAACAAAATTTAATTCGTGTTGCAGGGGGTTCTAGAGCATTGAAAAATTTCTTATATCAAACTGTACCATATATCATATATGGCATTCAAGGAACGGCTGTAAAACAAGCTAATTTGTCTTCCATGCAAAATTCACAATTATCTACAGTAAATATGTTAAGATCACCTAGGAATACACAATTACAACCAAACGGTGAACAACCAGGAGGATTGCCAATGCAAGTAATCCCGGCTGAATTAAATTTAACAACACTTGGTTGCCCACTTATTCAATATGCACAACAGTTTTTTATTGATTTTCAAACGGGAACAAGTTTAGATAATATCTATGGAGTTACAGGATTAACACATAAGATATCTCCAGGTAATTTTACAACAGATATTAAATTTGCTCCATTTGATGCTTATGGTCAATATTATAACACCACGGCAAATATTAGAAATCAAATTACAGTTGTTGAAAGAGCGTTGGAACAACAAAATGGTACTGGAGCAAGTGCAACACCACCTACTGAATGATCCTTGTGTTTAAATTCATTTAGTCATTTGTCATCATAAGACAACATGGCATATTCATATTACTTTGATAAAAATATATTTGGCACAAAAGCATCCAATATCTTTATCGATCAACAAAGATTATTATCTAATACATCTCCAAGTTCCATAGAAGACATGTTGTATATTGATAATGAACAATTAAAACTATTAGTCAAATTAATTGGAATAGAAATAGCATCTTTTCCAAAAGATAAATGGATTAATGTCTATAGAGCATTATTAAACGAAAAATTAAATATTAATTCTGTACCCTGGAAACAAATAATTCCAAAAGATGAATTTTTAGAAACAACGAAAGCATTTGTTTCAAACATTATTAATCAAATTGAAAGTAAAGATTTAAAATATCTTAAAACTCATGAAGAGTATGAGTTCTTATTCAAGAAATTAAAACAAGCAAGAATAAATGCAAATAATTGTTTTAAATATTTAGAAATAGCTTCCCCTGGACAAAAAGAATTGATTAAATCATTTCTACCAAATGAGGGCTATGGCAAATCACCACAATATTCTACATTAGATACCATTACCGGCAGACTATCGATTTTATCTGGTCCTAATATTCTTTTATTAAAAAAAGATTATAGGGATGTTTTAGAATCTAGATTTGGAACAGAAGGTAAAATAGTTTATTTAGATTTTTCTTCATTAGAACCAAGAGTTTTAATGGCAATATCTAATTTAGATAGGGCAAAAGGTTTGCCACAAGATATCTATGCAAAATTTAAAGAAGAGATGGGTCTAGAAAACCTAGATAGAAATACAGTAAAAATAGCCCTGATATCTCAGCTTTATGGAGCTAATGAAGAAACACTTTATAGGCAATTAGAAAAAAAGATATCAGATCCAGAAGAATTCATTTCTTCGATCCAAGATTATTTTGGAATCGAAAAAACAAGAACTTTCTTAAAAGAACAATTTATAAATTCTGGAAATAAGCATATACAGAATTATTATGGTAGATACATTACATGCCCTGATGTAAAACCATATGTCTTGTTGAATTATTATATTCAATCAACCGCAGTAGATGTTGCATTGCAAGGTTTTACAAAGATTATAAAAAAGATTTATTCGGCACAGCTACAAGATATCATTGTACCTATGTTTGTTTTGCATGATGCTCTTATTCTTGATGTTCATCAAGATGCTTATGATGCGATTCCAAAATTATGTAAATTAGGATCAACTAAGATCAAAGGATTTGAGGATATAAATTTCTTCCTTAAAGAAGAAAAAATAAAATAATCACATTACAAAAACTTTACCAATAGCAGAACCAAGTATTAATTCTAAATCAACCTCTATTTCTGATGCCATGATCTCTAAATCCTCTGCATTGCTTATGTTACGAGCTTCTTCATCTTTGCTATAACGAGTTTGTTTCCGACTCCATCCTGCAATCCCCGTAACAATTTTCTGACGCAATTCGTTAAATTTAATCTTTCCAGTTAAAAGATATTGGGCTAATAACTCATAAGCAAATTCATACCAGCTACGCATTTTATTATCACGAGCACTTTTCATTGTACCAAGTTGCTGTGCAACATATTTTAATATCTTATCTTTATCAGCGTTTCCTTGAAAATCGTATGTTTTATTATAAACATCAATTCCATAAACTTGTTTTAAAATAGAAGCCACACGATTACGTAAACTTTTTATAAATTCTTGCCATTTTTCTGCTGTAATTCCTTTGCCTCTTGCAAGAGCATGACCTAAACGATGTGCCAATATCCATCCCGAAGCCATGTAACGTTCAGCACCAGTATTACTGGTATATATAATTGTTATTGTATTTTCATCTGGATCTGGAATTTCTTCAGCCGTTAATTTCATTTCATCTCTTACGAAACTCATATTAACTAATCCAACTTCTCTGAATCTAGATTTATTTACTCTACGATCATTTACAAGATACATATCAAAATCAAATGGAGTTTTTTCCCATTGACGTTTAATCTTTTCTACGCCTCGTGGCGAAGTTAATAGTTTTCTATCTATATCACCAAATGAAGAACGACGGTTCCAATCACCAACAGTCTTAAACTGCTTGATTGCCATTTCATCAATAACGTCGTTATTTTCAATAAAAAGATTTTCTAATACTTTTGTAAGATTGGTTTTACTTTCGGATAAAATCTCTTTAAATTTTTCTTTTTCACGGTTAGCGATTGCAAGTCCAAGTTCTTTTCCGCTTAATTCTGGAAATTGATCGCTAGAAACTGATGGCTCATATTGAATAAATGCTCCAACTATTTTATTAGGAATTCCAATAGATTCAGCAAAATTTCGCAATAAAGATTTATTTAATCCGCTTACTTTATAAAGTTTTTTTAATTTAAATGCTGTTTCTGGAGAAATGGTCTTAAAATCAAGTAAGAATTGAATTTGTTTTACTTCATCTCCAGTATATTTTGCTCTATTCAATTTGACAGCTACAGCTTTTGATTCATTATCTTGCAACAAAAGTGCCAAAGCAACCGGAATATCTTTTGTTTCCGGATATTCCTTATACACAATTAATCCTGGGAATATCTGATCCCATAAATTATAACGTTCTATCAATTGATAAAAATTGATTGGACTAATTGAAGACTTTATTCCTTTTAAAAATTCGTCTCTTATTCTTTCTCCGGAAATTCCTTCTAAAGAATTATCTTGCGTTATTGCTTCATCTGCTTCTTTATCTAATTCAGTTCCAAATCTAGCGGCAAATCTTAATGCTCTTAAGATTCTTAATCTATCTTCATCGAATCTTTCTTTTGCATTGCCTACGGTTTTTACAATTTTATTTTCTATATCTTTAATACCGCCAACATAATCAACAATTTCTTTATTTGATATATCATAAAAAAGAGCATTCATTGTTAAATCACGACGGTTCACATCTTGTTCAATTGTTGCGAACTCAACACGATCAGGTCTTCTACCTTTTCCTATGTCTGTTCTAAAAGTAGCAATTTCATAATCATTTCCTTCTGGAGTGATTATTTTAACAATACCAAATGCTTTTCCTAATTCTAAAACTTTATACTCTGGATACTCACCCAATATTTCTTCTACTTCATCAGGAGTAGCATTTGTAGTTACGTCAAAGTCTTTAGGAGCCTTTCCAAGCAATGCATCTCTTACTGAACCACCTACTAGGTAGAACTCTTTTTCAGAGCGTTTAAAAATATCTGATAATCTTTCTAGATCGGTCGGCAAAGCAATATCAAATTTTTGTCTAACTTGTTCTGATAAAAATGAAGACCTTTCTAAGAATTTTAATCCTGCTGGTTTTCTTGCAAGATCAATAAGATTTTGCAATACAGCTTCTGTAATTTGCTCTATTTGTTTTTCTTTTTTCATAATAGCTTATTTATATTCTTTAAATAGAAAGAAAGATTTTCTATTGCTATTAAAACTGGGTTAAACAAATAAAAAGAATACAAAGAAATAATGAAATTCCGATTATTACAAATCCAAAAACTCTCAATATGTTTGGATCTGCATTTAAATACATGGAAGCTTTTCGTAAATCAGAAAGCTCTGACATCCCTAATGAACCAACAAAAAAATCAACAATTCCAGCGCCCCAAAATATAATCCATGCAATCATCCAAGATAATGGTAGTAAAGCAGCAAATGGAAGAGCTATAGCTGCAACAATATCCATTATCCTTGGTGCAAGATATATCATTGCATGTTGAACCGGAGATTCTGGTGCCTCATTCCAATTCCATTGAACTCTTGCAAAATAGAAATTTCCTGCTTCATCTCGATGTGGATATAACCACCATTTTACATCATATATCTCTGTAAAAGATTTTGCAAATAAAAAATGAGATAATTCATGTGCAGCAGTCCACAAAAACCAAACTAATGGAATTTCTAAAATTAATAAAATCCAAATATACCAATCCATAGTATTAGTTATTATGTTTTTTACAAATAACTAATGGATTTTCTTTTATAAGCCAATATTCTTTTTCTAATGGTGGCTCTTCCCCATGACGAAACCACATTAGTTTTCTACCACCAGTAGTTTTATACACTCCAATTATTGTAATAATTCCCTCGTGTATTAGGGAATGATCTGTAGCACAAACTATAGCAAGATTACTATTGTCATTGGTACTTCTAGAATCACATTGAGGAATAATATGATGAATATGTAAAGCTTCTTTGCCGCCACATATTTCGCATTTATCCTTGGCGAGTTTTTCTTGACCAGGTTTTCTTCTTGCTTTCATTTATAGAAAGCATAAAAGAAAAGAAAATGATTATATAAATCAAATTATGTCAAATCTTTCACGCATAGCAAGAATGGCAAGATTCTTATGTTTTGCTTCTACATCAACATCAATAGAATCTTCTCGAATAGCCTCTAATTGCATATCGGGGATATAGTGAATATATTGCGAATGGGCACGCTTCTGATTAAACGGTGCATTCTCAAAACCGGGCTCTGTATTGCTAATATGCTGTAAAGGCTTAATATTACCCCAAGTAGAACGAGTATCATCAAAAGCTTGAGCAAACGACATGTTGCCAGTATTAAAAGTAAAATGATGGCTATCAAAGACAATAGAAACACCACAACGATCATGAATGTCTAGTAATTGATTTACGCTATAGCACTTCTCATCATTTTCCAAGGTAAGGCGCAAACGAATATTATCTGGCAGAGAACGGTAAACGCTTACAATACTATCTGAGCGTTCTGCCTTACCACCATGAATATTAATAGCCGCATAACTTGAAAGGGGTAGACCCATAGCATCAAAGACCCATGCATGATATTCAAGCTCTGCAATACTATTCTTAACAACATTTGCACTATCACTAGAAATAACAGTAAATTGACCTGGATGACAAGTCACACGAATATTATTGTCTGTGAATAGCTTACCAAGTTTTGCAAGCTTGTCTACAAGTAAATCATCGTCTTTAATCATTTGATGGCTAAACTCCCAGAGGGGAAACAAACCAGAAGTTAGACGAAATGAACGAATATCGTTCGCTATTAGAAGTGGAACAAGTTTGATATGTTGATCGACATTATGATGATAGGTATTTATAATGCGCTCAGTAGAATACTTTCCAGAATTATAAGCACCCAATTGTAAAGTTTTTTCCTCAATAATATTATTGTAAACAATATTACCAGTACGCTTCTTTTCAATAGAAAGGAATTGACAGCACAAGCCTAATGACATTTGTTTTCTTTCGTTAGATGTTTAATCTATAATATCAAACAGTATGTAGAAAATATACGTCATTCTTTTTTTGGCGTAGAGTCTTTGTGTAATCCAAGTAAACCATATCCTACAATATCTTTCCAAGCATCTATTTTACCTTCATTAACAGGTAGATTACTTGAATTTCCTAATCTTTTAAGCTTGTCAAAAATACGAACTATGCATAAAGCATCCGTATAAGAGTCTACTGGAATTCCATTCGGATATAATAATTTCAAGAAGTCTCCAGCCTGATCGAAAGAATTTCCATAAGCTTTTTGTTTTTCTGTTACTAAATCTGCAACATCTTTTGCTAATTCCTGATAATTTTTCATAATTTTTGTTCTTCCATCCATTTTACTAATTTTTTATGCTCTTCTAAAGTTCCATTACTTTTCAGAGTATTTGCTTTTTTAGACATTACAATAATATTGCCTGGTATATATCCTAATGATGGTATTATCTTATCAAGTGTTGGGGAAGCATCATGCACTTTACCTTCTCCTGGTATAAGTTTAAAACCTAATACTGGACAATATTCTGGGACTTTTATATCTTCTAATACAAGTGTGACCGGCAATTGTTTTTCTTTTGCTCGTCTTTTTGCATATTTCCACAAATATATGGCAACGTTTTCCAATTTATCTTGTTTTATTTTTTTTCTTCGTTTAGCTTTTATTTCTGGTTGGTCCCTATATCGTTTGACTTTTTGTAAAATTAACTCTTTATTCTCTTTATAATAAGATTTTGCATACTCTCTTATTTGTTTTCGATTGTCTTTGTAACGTTTTTTGTGATATATGCTTTGACAAAGTTTGCAAATACTGGAGAAACCAGATTTTGCTGAACATTTTTTACAGAATTCATTATTTGGTTTTTCAAGATTACATTTAATACAAATCATATCAGTAATTTACTGTAGCTTTACAAAACAAACATAACATGCTGCATTTTTTTGGTCTACAAGATTTCCAATCTGTTCTGCAAGTTCTTTATATTTTCCCATTCTTTCCTCTTTATGATTAGAACTATCTTATCTCTTTTGTGAATATATTTATAATATATAATTCTGGAACATATATGGCATTTAATATACCAATAGATACAGGAGTTGAGGGTGGCAGAACAAATACTGTATCTGGCGGTACAGTAATAAAAAGCGGTTATGTTGTGGGACAAGGAAATACAGTTACTACAACAACTGCCGGAGATTTAACATCTCTTCTTGTTATGTCTGCTGACGTTAGTAATACTCTAGACCAAGTTGTATTAGCTGTTACCCGTATTGATAGTGGTGGCTCAAACGTTGATTACTTTGCTTCTATATCTTGGCGTGAAATGCTCTGATATATCATTCAAAAGGTTCTCTTATCTTACCATTTTCATCTACTAACTTAAATGCACGTAGCGTATGATGGAAAGGATCCCCTTCTATATTAACCACCTGTTCAAGCATCTGTCTGGCGATCTCCCTAATCTCAACTTGAGCATGAGTAGAATATCTTAACCCAAGGAAATGAGCAAATGAACGGAAGTTAAACATAACATCAGCCGTTAATTGATTACCATATGGCAAATATAGTCTTGCACTCTCTTTGGCTCTCTTGCGAGAGACACCCTTGGCTACAAGACGATTTAGACACTCATGGTAGCTCTTAAGACTGCCCTCCATATGCTCTATATAAAGGTTTACTTCCTGGTCGTCCCAATCCTGGGGGACGTAGTATTTGTCGTCTTTAAGCTCCTTATAGCGTGCGCTTTCGCCATTACAGTTATGTACAAGAAAACCATTGGCAACGTAACAATGGGTTTTATCAACTTCCAAGTCATATACTTTCTGTAAACCGCAGTATTTAACTTTGATAATATCTTCATAGTCGAAAGCTAGCTTTCGACCGGTCTTAGGCTTTCGATTAGAAAATACTGTTTTCATATCCTGTTTCCGGAAAGATTCGGCATATGATATTTCGTTGGCTGTTGTTTTATGAATAAATTTATGACAAGAAGAGCATACCAAAGCTAGATTTTCTATGTTTGTTGCTATTGATGGATCAACCGAAACCGGAACTACGTGATGACACACAAAGTCTCTTGAACATTCTCCTAGCTGTGCTTGACATGTATGATGAAATTTCTCTAACAGAGTAGGAAGTTGCTGGCGTGTCCAATTTCCTACACTAGCACGCCAAGACTTATATGAAAGGTTTTTGTTGATATTTGAACTCAAACCATGCTTTTTCCTGTTAACTGTATAGCCAGTTTTTTTATAGTTCCAAGGAATCATGTCTTTCTTGAAATCCTTATTGTTGTCGAGTTTGAATGTAATGTTAAAGATATAACCCCACTTTTTAACATTAGGATATGACATACCAGTTAATGATGCAACTTCCATTCTAGTATATTTGTTTTCATACTGTTCCCACCAGCTTCTGAACGTATAAGGATACTCCGGAACTTCTATTCTAACTCCATTAGTAGCTACTGGTCCGGGATGCTTCATCGTAGCCAAACTTCCCGTTAGTTCAACGCCTAGATATTTACCAATCTCTTGCCACCCATCAGGAGTGGCAAATTTATGATCGAATGTGGCTCTTATTGACTTTCCGCTTGAGGTAGTAAATTCGAATACGTCTCGCATTCCATTATAAAAGACTTTATTTATTTTTGATTTAGTAACCAAGGATGATCCGTCTTCTCTTGTGCGAACGGAAAGTTTTCTTGGGTCATGCCTTTTGTACGACTTTTGGTTCTTGCTTTTAGACAAGATACCGCCTTCTTGACGCTCATAAAGTTCTTCCAATGTTATTTTCTTTACTCCACCACCAGGAACGGGAATATAAATCTTAGTATCCCCGGCAAGACAAGATACGCCAATTCTATGTTTTAGAATTTGCACATGCGATGCAACCTCGGTTGTTACGAGGAAATGAAGGCTGGATTTCTCAAATGGAGTTTCGTGATGATTTTCTGCAAGCATTTTTAATAGAGCCGGCATTCTATTCATCTTGGCTTCATCAATATTTCTAACGGTGCTTGTCCAAGCTGATTGAGCATGACTTAAATCCCCTCCATAATGTCCTAGGAGTTCTACTTTGTTTTGATGTTTTTCTTTCATACGCTTTCTCCATCCCATTTCCCCCATGAAATATAAGGGAGATTATCACTTTCTAAATCTGATTTCATTTGCAACGTAAGTTCATATGATTCGCCATCACGACATTCCATTTCAATAATAACTTCTTTCTCTGATTTGTCAGAAGATATAAGTTGATTAATGGCTTTCTGGAGTGCCTCTAAGGCTTCTCTAGTTCCAGAGATGCGTGCTTCAAGGTGCTGATCATATTGAGCGTGAATGTGTAATGTCTTCATATTATATCCTTATGCTTTCAACACTTCAATATCTTGTATTTCATCTAAGAAAAATACAGTACTTCTCCATTTATTTTGATTTTTGCTAATGCAAATACAGGATAATTCTAAACCGGTCACAGTATTTGATTCTTCTAATATTAAAGTAACTGTACCTTTTAATTTTCCAGATTTGTTTTCTTCTTCACTTAAATTCCATCTTGCTGGTGGATGAGGAGAAAAAATTCTATTTGGGTCTTTAAAAAAGACTATAATATCATCGCCTACAACTAAATCTTTTGCAATTTTTGCAATAGTTTTTAAACTTTTTTCTTTAGTTATAGGTTTACTGGAAAAGAAGTTTTTTACCCAATTTATCATGCAACTATGATAACACGATATATTATTCTTTTATATCAGTTAATCCCATTCTTGGAGGATCGTGAGAATAAGCTTTTCTTTGTAAATTTTTTCTTACTTTTCTCATGACTTCTCGATGGCGGGCAACTCCGGGATCCCCTCTGTAAGCGTATACAGGGAACCAGGAGCCACGAATAGAAGAGCTAACATGTTGGGCACCCATCTTGTCCAAAACATTCTCTATAATCAATCTAATGAATTCTTTCAATATTTTTTTATCTTGATGCATGTGAACGATAACTTTGTAAGAAATTTTGAATTCTTTGCCTGCTGATAAAGAAAGAAACTTGTGAGACATTTCTGATATAAGAATCAGCAACGCCAATAACTTCGCCTCTAATATTTAGTAACGGACCACCAGAATATCCACCAACAATTGTAATATTTGTTTGTATTACATTTCTATCTGACAATATTCTAGAAATAATTCCATTGGAAATAGACCAAGCTAACTCAATTGGATGTCCTATTGTATACACAGTATCTACTATCTGTGGTTCAAAATCAGAAACCGATAAATATGCATTGCTAGATCTTGTGTTTTCTGTAAGAGATAATAACGCTAAATCCATTTCTAAATCAACCGCAACAACACTTGCAATATTAATTTCTTCATTAAGAATGATAAGAGAACTTTGATCAATTTGATTCCGATAAACAAATTGAAATTCTCTTCCCGTAGGATCTAAGATTGTTGGTATCTGTACCAATTCTCCAGTAGGAAGAATAAAGACTCTTGTACTTTGAAAACAGTGTAAAGCACTTAAAATAAGTCGTTCATCGATGAAAAATCCAGAACAAGTAATATCAACGGTCCTTCTTATATCTGAAGAATTTCTTTCTGCAATAAAAGCTATTGTAGATTCTAAAGCAAGGTTTAACTCCGGGGTACCAATATGGTTTAGAGTTCTTTGATTTTGATTGCAGGAGGCTAAAAACGTGATATAAACGAGTGTCAGTAATCTTAATGATAAATCAACAATAAATCTCATTTATATTTTTTACTCCATATTCATAAATATATGGATAAAGTTTTATTATTTCATAATTCACATTGTGGCGGAAAATATTTCATCTCTTGTCATGTTTTTATAAAGTCTTGCCCAAGCTTTTGAGAAATTTCCTGAATTCATATAAGCTTCATTTTCATATGGCGTATTAACATCACTCATGTCATCTTCACCTTTACGTTCAGGTAAATTATCTAATTCTCCACGTTCATGCTGCTTACAATGAGTTAATTCATGAGCAATTGTTCTAAATACATCAATCATCAATCTATTTTCAGCTAGAGCCAAAACTATTCTTTTACTTGGAAGATATGCACCTGTTGTCATTCCAGGCATTCTTTCAGATAGAATATAGATTTCTGGGAATATCTTGATGCCTAACATTGCTTGACAGAATTGCAGGAAATTAGTCAATGCATCTTTTACTTGCTCGGAAATATTTTTGTCTAGATGACATATAGCTTGATTATTGCCAGAAGTACCAAAATATTGTTCATTTTCTTTTATAGTATTCTCTAATATAACATATTTTACTTTTAAAATATTTGGGATAGGTGCATCGCCAGCCCACATTAATTTATGAAATGGATTATTGCTTTTTAATTTTAAAGGTTTTTCAGAACTTGTTTTTAGTATTTTACTTTCTTTGTCTGAATTTATACTATTCTTTTTGGAAGATAATCTATCTTTATTTGGATTTAGTTTATGTGCATTGCTTTTTTTTGCAGGTTTATTATTTGGAATATTAGTCTCATCATTATCTGAATACATTTCTGTATCTGGATCCGTATAAAAATTACTTCCAAACAATTGTTCAGGAGTGTCCACTCCCCATGCTGCCAAATTCATTCCAATAACAGAATTAGCTTCATTAAGTTTTCTTTTCTTTCTTCTTTTCTTTCTTCTACCAGCAGGAGGTGTAATATCTTTTGGAATTGTAACTCCCATGCCAATAGGTAAAGCTGGTCCTCCTGCGATTTGTCCAGAAGGAACTAAACTTCCTCCGCCCATGCTAATTGCCATAAACTCTTTGACAATCATCTCTTTAACAATTTCTTTTAAAGAATCTTTGTTCATGTCCAATAAATATTTTCTACAAATGAAAAAGGACTGCTTTCGCAGTCCTTTATTTCATACATTAGATTATGTCAAAGTATTTGACTAGCAATAAGGCATCCCCTAGCAACAGCGTGAAGGGGATCAGAAGCGTGTCTTACTTCTTTGACGGCAACTGGAAAACCATTCTCTTCTAGCTTCTTTGCAAAGACAGGAACAAAGCCTTTAGCCTGGGTAGTTCCTCCTCCTACTACTACTGGTAGAGGATCCTTAAACTTTGGAAGATCCTTATGATCTGCAAGAGCTGCCGCTAACTGCTTTGTGGTATAATCAATAAGACGTTCGTAATACGAAGATACAGCAGCAAGAACCTGATTATCATTAGGTTCTCCAATTGTAAATACGCCGCCCTCTTTCTCAGCTTGAACTACGCTATCTGTTTGTCCAGTAGCAACAGCAGCCATACGATCAATCCAGTCACCACTCTTGGTAGTAGAGAATGTTAGTACAGGTTCGCCGTTAAGCATTACGCAGACGTTAACCATACCAGCACCCCATGACAAGGCAACGCCGGTATAATCATCTTTTTCAAGCTCTGAATAACAAAGTGCTTCTGCCTCATTGATAGCTCTTGGAGCATACCCGAGATCAGAAAGAACTTTCTTTACAACGTCTTCATGATATCCAACGTCAAACTCTTCATCTTCTTGATCGATAGGCTGGGCTGGAATACAGAATACAAGTTTTTCGCCTTGTTCTGCTGGTTCGCCTGCTACTTCCTTAAGGATATAGGAAAGGACTCTACGAGCATCCTTTTCTTTAGATGATACTACGCCACGGAACATAGGACGCTTTGCGCTATCATTACGTTCTACAGCCTTTTCAATAGCATCTTTACCAAGAATAACAAAGGTTCCATCTGCATCTTTTACAAATGTTTTACCAGCAAGACCCTTTTCAATCATCTTTGCAGCGATTGGAGTTGCTGGTTTGATTACATAGAATGCATCACGAAAATCTTTATATTCTACTGCACCTTTATCATGTTCAGATGCTAATACAACGAATGATGTACCAACATCTAAGCCTTTACCTAACTTAGCCATTTTTTTACTCCTCTTTTGTTTCTTTTCTTCTATTTCTGGTATTTTAAATCCCACGTTCAACCCTCTTTAGATTTTTTTAATGAAGCAAGTTTTGAAACATTTGCACTTAAAGATTCATCTTGTGCAACAATTTTCTTACCTAATTCATTAAACTTTTTCTCTAGAGTATCAGTTTTTATTTCAGTTATAAACTTCCGTTCATTAATTTCTATTTTTTTATTTCCAGTTTTTTCTTCTTTAACAGTTTTAGCCAAGAAGCTAACGGGTTTATCTTGTTGAACGTTGTTCAAATTTAACACAGATTGATTATTTGATTTAGCTATCATATAGCCCATTGAAAATACTATAAAATAACTTGCAATAACCAAAAATATTATTGGATCCATAAATCAATACTTGCCTACACCACCAGTTTCCCAATTTGTTGGGATTGGTTTACCATCTCGCCACGCCTTCTCTGGTTGTGTCTTTAATCCCAATACAGGAACACCATATTCCAATACAACCTTTTGCCATATACCCATACCAGGATCTGAAGGCTTTTGACCATTTGATTGTCTATGTGCCCAGATATATTCTATTGGCATACCGGCGGCTCTACCATTATCTACCAACCACTTAAGGGCGGCTCTAAACGTCTCTATAGCCTTATCATCTAATGGTGTTGGGGTGCCGCCCCAGGTTGTCTTAATATCTTCTCTAATGGGCGTCTTAGGGTCGTCTAGTAAGCCTGGATAATGTCCTTCGCACTCTAATCCAAGACTAAATGAGTTAAGCTCATTTCCATGATATAGAAACCAATCTAATGGTGCCGCAGCTACATATACACCATCTCTAAAGGCTGTAACATGTGCTGGTATACCGCTAGCACGTTTATAAGCCTTTTCTCTATCATTTAATGGTCCAAATACGCAGGCTGTTTGGTGAATACCAATACCGGTTATTGATTTTGGATCACGAACCAAAGTCTTACCTTTGACAACCTTGGATGTGTTTATTACCTTTCCATCAGAACTCTTTTTTCTGGGAAATGGATTTGTTTGTTGGGCTCTTAGGTCTATTAGTCTTATTGTCATATTTACCTTTCATGTTTCAGCAGTAGGATAATTTTCTGCAAAAAAACTTTCTCCCTTAGCTACTTCAACTAATTTACCTTCTAGTATAAGAGAATTTATTGTTTTTGCATTTTCCCAAAGTTTTTTATTGTTAGAATCTTTGGCTTTTGCATCAGCAGCTTTGTTAATTGCCAATGTTATGTGCGGATTATCATTTTCACTTATAATGCCAGTTATTATTTTAACTCCACATGCACAAACTTTATCATTTATTACAAATGAATTAACTTCCACTAGGTGATTGGAGTTTAGCAATTTTATATCTCCTGCAAATGATTTCATGTTGATAGTTACATGATGAGCAACAATTTTCCAATCTTTTGGAATTAAATCTTCAAGAGAAGAAATTAATTTAAGATGTGAATCTTTATATAAAACAATTGCCGTATAAGAAATATTTCGAGTTTCTTCAATTAAAAGACCCGCCAAATTTTGTAAACGTTTTGCTTCAAAGATAATATCTGACATATCAATATATATTATCTTTCATCCTTCGCACCAAGTGCATTCTGTTAGTTCTCTCTTATATACCGCATTACTGTTCTGTTCAGCTTTAAGAACAGATGTGGAACGGAGATAATATAGGCTCTTTAATCCGCTATTAGCAGCTTCCAAATGAACTTGATTGATATACTTTGGATCGCTGTTAGCTGGGAAGAAGATATTGATGCTTTGACCTTGATCAACAAACTTCTGTCTTTCAGCCGCCAACTTAACGATGGCAAACTGATTTAACTCTCTTGCGGTAAGGAATACTTCCTTCTGTTCAGCGGTTAAGCATTCTAACTGTTGAACCGAGCCATCATTCTTTAGGATTGAACCCCAAACTTCGTCTGTATCCTGTCCAATGCTCTTAAGAAGCTTCTCAAGTTCTGGATTTCTTCTTACGAATGTTCCTTTTGCACTCTTTTGGGCAAATGCATTAGCAATCCATGGCTCAATACCTTGGGATACGTTAGAAGCAATAAGGGAGTTAGATACAGTAGGAGCTATAGCCATAAGGGTAGCATTTCTTCTGCCATGACCCTTACACCACTCTGGTTCACCATATTCAGCAGCAAGGGCTGATGTTGCTAACTCAGCTTCTTCTCTAATCTTCTTGAATATAATCTTATTCTGGAGATAAGCTTGTAGGCTATCAAAAGCAATCATATTCTTTTGGAAGTATGAGTGTAGACCGAGAACACCAAGTCCAAGAGCACGGGATTTTGTAGCAAATCTCAAAGCTCTTTCAAAACCACGAAGACCGGATGCCTTCTGGATAAACTCTTCCATTATACCATCAAGGAACCATACGGATAGTTGAACCGTGTCCGTGTCTTTCCATTCATCCCATCTTGCAAGATTAAGGGAAGATAGGCAACAAACGAATGTATGATCCTTGTCTGTTGGAAGGAAGATTTCGGAACAATTTGAAGTTATAAAAGAATTACAAACCCAAACATGTTCTTTTGAATCAACCGTTGTACAATACACATCTTGATTATTCAAATAAGTTACTGAAATTACTTCATCATTTTTTTGGGTATTATCTCTATATTTTCTTTCTTGAATAGATTTTCCTTTATACGTGAGAAATCCTGTAAGCTTATCAAACTTTATTGCATCGGTTTTATTGCTAATATTTAAACGCCAACATTCTTTTGTGTCGTAATATTTGTTCCCGCCCTTCCCATCAGGAAGTAAACTTTTACCCGCTTTTCTCAATGAATATACTTTTGATTCAATACCAAGATTAGAAAGAATTATTTGTATTTTTCCAAGAAAATCACGATCAATTGAAACTAATGAAAGATATAGAGGATTTCCATACGATTTAGAAACATTGATTGTTCCATCTGCAATATATAAGCCTCTAAGATATTGAGAAATGGTTTCTTTATCACCTTGATAAATCCAGTCTGGTATTACACCTTTTTTAAAACCAAATTTTTTTAAATTAGATGACCCAAGACGAAGTTTTTGAACGCTTGACGTACCGGTATTTTGCCTTATGAAAGTTGGAATTTTTGCTTTCCTTTTGCCAACAATTTTGCCGGTTTGATTTTTAACATCGTATTGAAGCCAATTCTCTTGTGTGTAAACTTTTTTTACCGCTTCTTCTATCTCTGAACGAAGCTTAAAATCATTTTCCCAGATATCAATATATACACATTTGTCTGTCTGTGTACCGTCTGCATGATAAAGTCCTAGTAAGAATGCTAACTCTGGTTTATGAGCATTTCCAAACAAGCCTTCCTTACGTTGAACAAAAATTTTATCTCCAGCTTTTAGTTCTTCACACGCAATCATTCCACGAGTTGTTTTTATTTTGTGATATGACGTAACATCATGTGTTCGACCAGTTTTTGTAGTAATACGATAAACAGGGACATTTTTTTCTATTAACTTCATGGGAGAAGCATTTACTGTCTTAGTTCCATCAAACAAAGTTAATTCTTCTCCAGAATTGACAAGATCAAGAACACTACGTAATCCTTTAGAAGTTACAACTAATTGATCTCCCGTTACACAAAGGTTTGAACCTTTAAGTTTAATACCGGTTTCTTTTAATACAGGCGGCGCTTGATCATTAGCATTGTCCGTAAAGAAAACATAGGGTTCTCCTGTCTCTACACGGCTCTTAATCAGCTCTTTCCAACGTCTCCGGGCTTCTACATCTCCAGCCTTTACCTTGTCTATAAACGCATTAGAAACACATACACCATGATGAAGATTAAGACATTGTCTGTTAACGTCTCCCGTAGGTCTGCGGGATTGTAAAAACTCATCAAAATCGCCATGTTCAATATCAATGTATGCAGCACACGCCCCCCTGCGGGTAGAACCTTGAGATATGCCAAGAATAACGCTATCTGCCATTTTAAGGAATGGAACTACACCATCTGAATGTCCACCCTTAGAGATTGGAGCACCTTTAGCACGAACATCATTAACGTGTATAGCCGTTCCACCACCATACTTGGATAGCATTGCTACTTCCTGTAGGGTTTCAAGGATCTCATAGGTATCATCAGCCATGTATGATGAAAAACAATTGTGTACAACGACTCCACTCACTGAAAAAGAATGGTCTTCTTCGACTCCAATATCAAATACTTCTTCTTTCATATCAGTTTTTACCAAACTTGCTATTGGTGCATAAAGATTGTTTTCAAATTGAATACCTACAGATGGTCTTTTTCTTGCCTTTGACATGTCATATCCATTATACATGTCAATCGTATAAACAAAAGAATCTTTTGAAAGCTTAGATGCTTTTGTCTGCATTTGTAGCGAACAAGGAATATTAAGCTTCAATAAAGAATTATACAGTCCCAATATCATTGGTCCATTTGCTAATGTAATTTTATCAGTTCCAGATGCACTACGACTTCCATCTCCATCTAAAACTCCTTGAACAAACGATTTTAAAATTGGTTTTGGTAAAGCAGTAATCCATTCAGGAATTTGCTTATTCTTGCAGCCAATTCCAAATTCTTTATCAAAGAATTCTCCTATTAATCTTCCGTTCACATTTACAGAGATCCAGGAATTCATATATCCAGGTTTATTTGGGTTTGGTCTTTCGGAAAAATAATAATTTCCATTTAAATTAAATTTTTCTTTCATTATGTCAAGAAAACGTTTTGCATAATGTTCTTCATCTGAACCTATCGTAATTCGTATGCCAGTCGCTAGTTTTTTATGATTCTGCGATCTGCTTCCTTCTGCAAACCATAATCCAAGAGCCCAAGCCACTTCTTCGTCAACAGGTATATTTGCATATGGCTGTGAATGAGATGATACAATTTGTTCTTTTAGGATATCTCGCTTCTTTTTTGATTTTGTTTCTTGAATTTTACAAATTTTTCCATTGTGCTCTTTATATGAATATGAACAATATTCTTTCAATGAAATAATGTGATTTTTTTCCTCAAATTCAATATCTTTATTAACGGCAATCCAATGTTTAGATGGATTAAGTTCATCGACACGTATCCAACCTAAATTCGTTAGAACTAAATGATTCCCTGTTATTTTAATAGGAGTCATTCTTGTCCGAACTTTAAGAACATAAATTGGATCTTTAGATTGTTGTGAAGTTTTTGAAATAACTCTACGCCAACGACCCTTGTGAGTAAGAACAAGTTCTCCAATCTGGATATCTTTAATCTGTTTTCCCCCGGATTTTGTATTGACCCAAGAATCTCCAGTTAAGCAACTTATAGGTAATCCTCTAGTTGTTCCTGCGTTACATAAAACTGGAGTAGAAGGGCATAGCCAGTTTTTCCACATGATATCAAAGAACTTATCTGCAAGTTCTGGCTTCTTAAGAGAAAGGGCTACGCTCGTAGCTACACGGCGATACATAGCCTTTGGAGTTTCATCATTCCAAAGGTAGCCGCCATTCAAAGTCTGGAATGCATCGCTCGTTAGCCAGCTTGGGGCTTCCCCTTCTGCTTTTAATTGTTCTAATGTCTTCATATAATCCTCTAAAATTGACACCTTATCTTAAACACACAATAGCACATAAAATAAATGAAAATAAACTTCTCTTAATTAAAACATTTCATCAAAGTTTACAACACCTTTACTATAGTCCGTTGGTTTAACGCTAAAGAAATCATCAAGTCTGACTCCAGCGCCAATAGCATCAAACCATTCCATACGTTTCAATGCTTCCTTGTCTACATTCTTCCAGTTTTGTTTTAAACCGAGCTTACCAAGTTGCATGTTTGTGCGGTGTCTAATGAAATCCTTTAAATCTTCCTTTGTAAGACCCTCAATATCTCCATGTTGAAATACATTATCAATAAAGTTATCTTCTAAAGCTACAGTATCTCTTGCTGCTTGGTAGATTTCTTTCTTAAACTCATCGTTCCAGATTTCAGGATTTTCTTCTATAAACTTTCTAAAAAGATAGCAGCCAAATTCTGAATGCAGAGTTTCATCCTTAATGCTCCATGTGACAATCTGGCTCATACCTTTCATTTTATTATAACGAGAGAAATGCAAAAGGACAGCAAATGAAGAGAAAAGAGAAACGCCTTCCGTAAATGCAGAGAATACAGCAAGAGATTTAGCCATTACCATCTTTTTCTCTGTTGTCATATTGGCTGTATCAATATTACCAGTTTCTACAAGACGATCAATCTTGGCTTTGATGGTTGGTTCCGCAAGAAATGCTTCATAATCAGCAAATCCAAGGGTTTCATCAAGTAGAGAATAAGCTTGTGTATGGATGGTTTCAAAGGAAGCCATAGTTGTAGCAGCCATAACAACTTCTGGATGCTGGAACCAACGACCTACCTTATTAGACCAATAATCATTTACGAATATTTCGGTTTGAGTAAATCCCTTTAGAATGCCACCAATAATAGACTTCTCTGAGGGCGTAAGGTTCATATTCCAATCAAGAAGGTCTTGATTAAGAGTAACCTCAGAAGAAAGCCAATGCGCTTGCTGTTGCTTAAGCCAGTAGTTATAACTTTCTGGATATAAAAAGGGTTTATAATTTAATCTGCGTTCTAATAGAGCCATATCTCACCTAATTTGTCTGATTATTAAATTTTAATTATTGAATTTCTTTCAACGATCATTTTTTCTTTGCATTTCCTTAAATCTTCTTCTTAGGAATTTCATAGAATCTTCTGACACATCTTCCTCTTCGGTAGAAATATTTCTGATTTCATCTTCTGTTATTACTCTAAGTAATGATTTTCCAGTATCAAGATGAATATGATATTTGACACCATCCATGCCTGCACGATTTTTAGCAACAAAAATATTTCCATATCCAGTTGATTTATCGGCAGATTTTCTTGAAAGACCAAGAATGAAATCTGCTACGTGAGCTTGTCCATAAGCTTCTGCCATATTTGTTAAATCAACTACATCTTTATCGGCACCCTCTTTATTTGATTGAGAGGCTGTCCAAATTGGAACATCAAGTTCATTTGCTAGAGAACGCAATTCTTCGTACACCTTTTTTAATTCAAGACGAAGAAGTTCATATTTTTCTGTTGAACGCATAATACCAGCATAATCAATAATGATTAAATCTGGTCGAAATTTTTCTTGTACTCCTAATTTTTCCACATGTGATCTTATTGTATTTACAGTAGCGGAACCAGTTGGATAATATTTCACTTTTAATCTTCCAAGATTCTCTGAATTTTCTTCATAAAACTTTTTAATTCTCTCTCTTTGTTCGTAACAATCTGTAGAGTTTATTTCTAAAAGATGAGAATCAAAACGAACGCCTATTGCTCTTTCATTTAATTCATAGCTATAATATAAAACATTTTTGCATTGTTTTAATGCTTGAGCACCCAAATGAACTAATACATGTGTTTTACCTGCACCGGTCGGAGCAATAACTACACCTAATTCACCAGCTCCTAAGCCGCCATTAAGAATTTTTCGTTGATCTAACTCCATTACTCCGGTAGCTACTGTTTTACGGAATGTTTCACTATATCTAGCATCAACATCAGAGAATAGATCTAGTCCTGGTGTATTGCTATTGCCAGCGGTAATAGCATTTTTAATAAGATCAACGATCTTTTCGTATTTTTCCGTTTCAAGAAGGTCTACTGATTGTTCTAGGGCTTTCTGTAATCCTACTTTTTTACAAAAGTCTAGAGACTTATCTTTAACATATCCCAAATCTCCTAGATCTTCATTGTCTTTTACTTTAACAAGAAAAGACTTGATTTGTTCTCGTAAGAGAGAATCTTTGTCTGATTTCAATTTATCTTTAAGAATATTAAGCAATAATTCAAAAGAAGGAAATTCCTTATATTTGTTGTGATATTGAAAATATTCAAAAGCTATAAGCTTAAGATATGGGAATTGAAAGTAATTTACATCTAGGACTTCTGAAAATTGCGAAGCCCATAACCGATCTACAAGGCAAGCTTGTACAATTTTTTCTTGAAAGCTTCTATCAAAAGAGAAAACTTTGCTCTGCTGTTGTTGTTGCTGCTGCTGAATTTCTTTTTCAAAAATTTGTTTCTCTGCTACTGCACTCATTGTATTCATAACTACTCCAGTTGAGGAACTTCTTCGAACCTAACACATTAGAAATGTTGAATAAACTATTCTTCAATTTAATGTAATAAATTTCTTAAATCTGAACAAAACCCATCTATGTCTAAATTAGTGGAAACACCTGCCTCTAGTAAAATTTTTATGAATGACAATTTATCCATTTTATATTCTTGGCTATCTATCGTGTTATCAATTTTATTGATTTGACTGGCTGATAATGTAGATATATTGAGGTACATTAAACTCCAATTTCTTTTTATTAATTCTTCATTAATAAGAACATCATTATATATTTTAATTTGCTTTTTAGAGTTTAAATTTAGTTTTGAGATTTCTAATAAATCAGAAATCATTACATCTTTATTTTTTTCTGAAAGAACTGGAAATCTTTTTGCTACAGTTTTCCATCCTGCTCCCATAATACCCTTTATATTATCACTCTCGTCTCCTACTAGAGTTTTTGCCAAGCAGAAATTTTTAGGTGAAATAGAATATTTTTCCAATACTTTTTCTTCGTTTACCAAAGATTTAGTTGCTGGATCATATATTTCTACAGAAATATCATCTAAAAGTTGAATAAAGTCTTTATCTGAGGATACTATTATTTTTTTAGCTTTTTCATTTGCTAATTTCCCTCGAATCAAATATCCAATAATATCATCACATTCTGTTTCTGAAACAAAAATTTGATGAATTGGTGTTGTTTTTAACAATTTTGATAACAATAAAAGTTGATTTACTTTTGTTTCTTCATCTAATCTGAGGACATCCTTCATGTCGCCTGTACCAGATTTATATTTTGTAAATTCTTTTACTTTTCCACGATTAGATTTATATTCTGAATATATTCTTTTTCTTCTCGGAGAAGGTCCACCGGCTTCCCAAATGACAATAATTTTTTGTGGAGAAAATTTTTCTAAAAAGATATTGATTCCTTTTAAGAATCCAATAACTCCGCCTATAGGCTCTCCTTTGTCATTTATTTCTTCATTTGCCATAAAATGGCGTAAAAAAAAATTAAAACCATCAATTAAGATTATGGGTCTTTTTTCCATTATATATCCTATAAAAATAAAAAAAGCCCATTTTACTGGGCTTTTTCTTTTGAATCACTGAGGATTCAGAGTACTTATTACTTTTTCTACTCTACGATCAATCTCTACTAAATCAGTAGCTACATATGCTAGCGACCAAAGAACCCCAAGGTCATTCATGGTTTCTTGAGAAACATTTCTAGAAATATCTCTTAGAACCATTGATGCCTCTGTCCAGGTATCATTCGTATACCCTAGTTTTAGTAGGTCAGAAAAATGATTAATCATTTTAATGACGATTGGATTTGGTGAATTGTTATAATTTACAGTTGTTACTTTCTTCTTTTTTCCCATTTTATTCTCAACTTATGTGTTAAGGGTTTATTAGATAATATCCTATCAAAATTTAGATTTAAACTTCGAATCCATCAATTAAAAGTTTCTCATATTCAACTTCAATTTTAATTTGATTCCATGGCTTTTCTTCTGTTCCATCTGCTTCATATGAGAGAGAACCGAAATCGATTCCAGCAATTCTAGCATTTAGAAAAGTCCATGTAGATTGAATTGCGCCTTCGGCGTCAACATGATGCAGTTTTAATTTTTCAATTCCATTTTTTGCAGCTTTTACAATTGATAATGGTTGATTTGGCTTTGTTACATAATGCAAATCAAATCCAATTGAACTTTTATCCTTTATTTTTTGCTCATTTGAATTAATACTTTTTGTAAAAAGTAATTTTGGCATTGTAAAGTTAGATACTGCCCAAGGTTCACAAATATTAGTTTCAATAATAAACTTATTTGTTGATGGATCCAGGTCTACAACGACTTGCTCTTCTTCTATTGTTGGCAATTGTTTTTTGACCAAAGTTTTAGTTGGAGGTTTTTTTGTTTTTTGTTTTGTTTCTGACTCTTCTGTTTTTTTCATATCAAATCCTTACGTGAGATTCTAAACCATCACTTTTAATTTCTATTATTTTATCTACAATTTCTTTTACTTGATTTACATGTGATATTAATAAAATTGTTCTAAAATGATTTTTCAAAGAAAGAAACAATTCCATACATCGACTTATGTTGTCTTCGTCTAATATACCCCATCCTTCATCAACAATAAACATATCAGGTCTGGGAAGACTGGATATATTTAGCAATGCTACTCTTAAGGCGATAGAACAAATCATTTTTTCCATGCCAGAAGCTAATTCTATTACTCTCTTAGAATGAGAGTCTTGAATAAAAACATCCATAGCATTGCTATTTACATCCATTTCTAAAACAATTTTAAAATCAGTAACTCCACTTAAGATTTTTTCAATCTCGGCATTTAAGGTTGGTAATTGTGTTTTTAATACAATTGAAGGTATCCCTGTTTTACTGAACCCATTTAATATTGCATCATGAATCTTTAGTTTTTCAATTAATCCCTTGCCTTCATTATATTCTTTTTTTGTCTTTTCTAAGAATTCAGACTTAGCACCAATTTTTATCAACTGTTGTTTTATAGCAGATTCTAATGATTTTATTTTAACCTGTAACGAACTAACTGTCTCTTGTCTTTTTTCAGCCTCTTCCTGAACTTCCTCTGTTGTTCGTGATTTTATTTCTTGCAATTTTACTTTATCTTCTGCTAATTTCAATGAGATAAAACTCTTTTGATCTGCTATTAGATCTAATTTTGACAAAATTGAATTAAGATCATTTTCTAATGATTTTATTTTCTGCTCGTTTAGATTAAATTGATTTAATCTTTCATTTATTTTTTCTTGCAAAAGAAACTCAAGAGTAGATTCAAGTTCTTGAACAGTTGATTTTATCTTTTCTACTTCTTTTAGTTGTTTTTTATAATTTTTCTTATCTTCATGAGAATCTTTTATAAAATGACATGTTGGAAACGAGTCGCCACAAGGAACTATTTCTAGTTTTTTAATAGATTTTTTTTGATTTTCTAAAATTAATGTTTCTTTTGAGAGAGAAGGTTTAGTATCAAGCAATAATTTTTTCAATTCATCAAGTTTAAGAGCTTTTTCTTTTAATTCTTCTATATTGATTTCTGTATTTGCTTTTTTTAGTTCTTTAATTTGTTGTTTTAAAGATGTTGACGTTTTTAAACTAAGCTCTTCGTTTGTTTCTAATGAAGAAATTTCAGAAGATAATTTATTAATATTATTTTGTAATTTAGCAAGATCAACATCTTCTATTTGTTGTTGGTTTTTTGAAAACCATATTTTATGCAATTCAATAATTTCTTTAGAATTTTGGATTTCTTTTTCTTGATCTTCTATTACTTTTTCAAGAAATTCTATTTCTTCGAATGTTTTATTTAATGTAGAAGCCCAATCTTTAGAATTATATTCTTTAGTTCTTTCATTTATTATTGAATAATCTTCTTTGCATAAAGAATGCAATTTTTCAAATAGATCTAAATTAAGAAATTTAGATAATATTGCTTTTCTTTGCGTTGCGCCTTCATTGATAAATTTATTCATATCCCCTTGAGAGGATAAGGCTGTCAATAGAAAATCATTTGATGTTCCTATTAGTTTCTTTATTTCTCTATCTGTTTCTTCTCTAGTAATTGAGTTTAATTCAATTTTTTTTCCATCTTCTAAACGATAAAGATTTAAAGTAGTTACTGTTTTATCATCATCTTTTTGTTTTTTACTTATTACCCTAGAAGTTTGTCGTCTTGCAAGATAATCTGTATTGTCTACATTGAATGTAACATCAACAGAACAATTATTTTTATTTTTATTAATGATATAAGATGATTTAACTGGACCTCTATCGGTAGTATTAAATAAGCCATACATCAATGAACCTATTATTGAACTTTTTCCTGTTTTATTGGGTCCAAAAATGCCAACAATACCATCTAAATTTTTAAAATCTATAGAATTTTTCTCGCCATATCTGAATATGTTATTGAATTCCAGATTTTTAACCGTCCAAGATACGTTTCTATGTAATAGATCTGGCTCTTGTAAATTAACCTGTTTTAAATAATCTTTTATTTTATCTTGAGCAAGAGCTAATTGTTCTTTTGTTAGAGAAATATTCTCTTTATGAGCTTCAAGATACTGGAGAAACAATTCTTGTAGTCCATCTATATTTGTTTTTAGATTTGTTTTAGATAACGATAATCCTTTATCCGTATCAATTGTGTCAAGTCGATTAATAAATTCATATTTAAAGGTAACTTCATCGGCTTTTTTATTTTCTTTTAATTCATTTATTAATTGTTTAGTCTCTATTTGAGAGAGCGCCTGGGAAGAACTTATGCGATATCTAGTTCCAGGTAAAAATGCATTTTCTTTTCTTTCGACAGCAACATTTTGTATTGTGTCGAAAACATTATCCATCCAAGGAATTGTAATGAATGGCATTTTATTTTCTAATTGATGAAAATTAACATCCCAATCATTTTTTTCTCTTAAATCCCATACTAAAAATCCTTTGGATTCTATTTCTCCAAAGTTTTGCTGAATCAGCGACCCTGGATAAGCTGCCCATGGCTTTAACACTTCATCTTTATCCATTCTTTTAGAAATCCATTGATGTTTATGGATATCTCCTAATAATAGGAAATCAATATTTTTAAAATATGATAGATCAGCTTCTGCTTCGATTAGCATAAAATCTTGATCTGTTTCGCAGCCAAGCATAGAACCATGAAATAAGCCAATATTTATTCTTCTTGAATCTATTTGGATTTTATCCCAATTATCTTGATCAAAGGGAGAATAGATATGAAATCTAAATTTAGATGCACCTTTAATTTGCGGCAATTTATCTTCTAAATTAAAACTAAAAGATTGTTTGCATAAAATAGATCTTGGTAATCTTAATGCATCAAACATTGGAGAAACAATATCTTGTCTATCATTATTGGATAGATTACCATCATGATTTCCAAGTATTGTAATTGTAGGAGCGATTTCATCTAAACTCCTAAACATCCATGTAAGTTTTTCAATTACTTCTGGCGTAATACCCTGAGTCTTTGTGTGGAATGAATCTCCGGTATTTATTATTAAATCAGGCTTAATAGCTTTTATTTTATCGTATAAACGATTAAAAGCTTCCGTATATTCTTGATGTCGTGTAATTCCTCGCCAGTGAATATCGGATATTTGAACCGTTAACATTATATTATCCTCGCAATTTTACTCTTTAGGGAGTACTTGATACTAAATGGAATAGCATCTTTTAAAATAGATATAAACACTTCTGAGTCCATCTCTCCAACGTCAGAATATTTTTCTGGTATCTCTAATACTTTTACATCAATATTCCATGAATATAATTCTTTAGCAATTTTATTTTGCTTATCTTGTGCATCTGGATCTAATGCCAAAATTATAGGAGTATTGTTGCGAATAATATTCTGAAATAGTAAATAATCATTATTCAGTTCAGAACCTAAAATGCAGGTTGCATTTTCAGTGCATTTAATCAAATCAAATGGACCTTCAACAAGAACCAAAGGCTTCTTCCAATCAATTATAATTTCATTAAATATGATTGAATTACGATTTACTGGAGGGTTCACATATTTGGGTTTTGTAAATTTATTGATACTTCTTGCGGTGAAATAATTTAAATTGCCAATTCTATCAAACGATGGAAAGATAATTCGATCTTTATATCTTGGATCATTTCGACTAAATCCAAATCTCCAGTACCACAAAGAATTTTCTAAGTTTATGTTTTTAATGCCTCTTGATTTTAGATATGCAATATATCTTCTGACTACCGGATCTTGTCGATCTGCTGTAGCTAATAATTCAAAATCATTAGGCAATCTGATAGATTGATCCTCTTTTAAATTTTCTTTTACTTCGGCAAATAATTCTTCAGAATTTAAGAATCCTTTAACATATTCCTCAGAATATTCTTTGCGAAATTTTTGAATTAATTCTAATATATTTTTAGATTTATAACCACATATCCAACAATGAGTTAAGAAATTATCAGTACGTATTACTAATTTTTTCTTATCATATGTAGAATCTTTTGTTTTTCTACAAATAGGACAAGCAACTGAGATATTCAATCCTTGATTAGATTGAATCCCATTACCAAAAACTTTTTCAATAAACTCTATAACCTGTCCTCTTGTGTGCATTATTTCTTTTTTCTCTCGTTTTTATTTGTAGAATCAAGAATACACATAGAACCATGCTGATTTAAACCGTAGTTATTTCTTGAGGACCATACCAACCAAGCATACTCAATACTATCTGTTTTGCCACCATTGAAGGATGGTCTATTAGGAATCACGTAGATGTCTGGAGTATGCTCTCTAAGGTAGCTAGAACGCTCCTCAGAGCCAAGGAAATTTAAACGAAGCAACATGCATACATGCTCCGGTTGAAGCTCTATAGCCCTTTTAATAAATTCCAATGCAGAACTAAAGGGCGGGTTCGTTATGATAATATTTGGATTTCCTAAATCTAGAGAACGATTAAAGAAATCTCCAATTTGATAATTTATATTTCTCTGTTTAATTGCTTCTTCAAATCCTGGTTGGATTTCTAATCCAGACCAATTAGGCTTTAGTTGATTCTTTGTTTCGCAATATTCATTTACAGCATCAACAATAGAACAGTCGCCAACAGCAGGCTCAAGCCAATGACTATTAGAAGTTCTAAAATTTACCTTTTCTAATAATCTTGTTACGCACCATTTTGGCGTAGGGTAATAATCAAACGCTGGTCCTTTTTTCTTTCTTTTTGTAGATGACATATTTCCTCAAGGATTTAATAACATTCCGCCACGGCAAATAACCCACGCATCGGACATATCCTCCCCTACTTTATCATATATCATTTGCCCTTTAAACTGACCACTCTTTGCTTCACGGATTATCCAAGGAAAGCTGGGATTAAGAGTTCTTACAGCCAAGAATACTTTATCCTTGGTAGTGGAGGTTTTATCTTTATAATCTATTTTAATGTTAAGTTTAGAGCGTGCAGAGCGTACATTAACCATAATAGGCTTAATGCCGAATAACTGATAAACCAAATAAGAAACGATACCATTGAAACGTCCTAATGTCATTATTGTGTCAGCAGAGGAAAACCCTGGTGTAAACTTTTTGGCAGCTTCTTCAATGTATATGCGGCGAACTTTCCAAGATGGTTCTACCCAATCTGCAAGGAAGTTATCTGCCTTCTCATATTCATCGTCAAACTTAACAAGCTTCTTGTGAGTTAACTTAACAAGCTGTCCTGTTTTACTGTCCAATGCACATATACCGACAACTGACGTGGAAATATCAAGACCCAAATCTACTAATCTTTTTTCTTCCGTTGTTGTTTCTGTATTTTCTCTAACAGTAGAAATCGTTGACGTATCGGGAATATTATTGCTTCCGTCCACATCTCGTAAGTCACTTGATTTCCTTGTTTTGTTAGATCTTCGCACCATTTTCTTGCTGCCTCTGCTTTCTTCACAACTATATCATTATTGATCGCAGTTTTTCTTTTGACTTCAATTATTTTTTTACTTCCATCAATATAATTTACAACAAAATCAGGTATATAATTTCTAATTCTTTTAGTTTTTATATTTGAAATATATGGTATTTTAATTGATTCATATTCGTAAGAAATAACATCAAGTTGCTCATCAAGAAATTTGCAAACATAAAATTCCCAAGAAGAGCGATAGCGAATTTCATTTAAACATTTTACAGATTTATAGATTCCAGTAATATATCTAGATTTTCTTTTTCTTCTTTTTCTTTTTTTCTGGCGTTTTAGCATCGCTAGTGGAACCCTACCCTAGTAAGAAGAGAGAGCAATGAATTAATTTATCAAAAATCCATTTTGTACTTAAACAGATATTTATCCGAGCTATATTTTACAATTGGCTGTGCTATATTTGTTCTAGCAATAACATTTAAATTGTCATCATGAATTAATAAACTTGTAATATACACATATCTTGAATCTGTATTGTTTGCATTAGTATCAATACTTTGAGTTGTGTATGAAGTATTTGAAGATGAAATCAACTGTAAACTTCTAGCAAATGCATTGATTGTTAATACGTGAATATCCTGAACGCCTTGAAAATTAATTTCAAATTGTTCACTTCCGAAAAATGTTAATTGCGGACTCTTTACTATAACAATTCCTTCATTATAAAAGATATTTCCAACACTAGCCCATGTTGGATGCTCTCCTAAAGCATCTGCTCTATAAAGATTGCCTAAATTATCATCTTTAAGAGTTATTTTTTGTGTCCTATCGGATCCAGATATTGCGATATCTGTTATATTAAAACTACCTGGCTTAATTTGTTTCCCGTAGAATAAGTTACTTATATCAAATATCGCTATCTGATTAGAAGAGGTATCTTTTGTTCTTCTAACAATAGCTAAACTACTACTAGAAAAATTCTGAACTGTATAAGATCCTGGATTTGGTCCGACTAATTGATCAAAAAATGATCCAGATTCATATGGAAAATATTTTGTTGATTCTGGTTCTGGAACCAGATTTTTTAATGTAACATATCCAGGGGCGTATGTTCCTGTGTCTGCTACAAATTGAGATCGGGAAAGGGATGTTAAGAAACTATAATTTGGAAAAGTTTTGCCATTATCAGATGGTAATATTGTGAACAATCTTTTTCTATTTGATCCTGTATTATATAATATGGTATTTGCAGATTCAGGAGTTTGAAAATTATCATTTATAAGAGAACAGGTTAGAGACCATAATCTTGGATAATTTCCTGTGGCAAAATCTCTTACATAATTTTCTAAATTCATATACAAGCCGCCAACAGAAAATGCCATGTCAACAGAGAAAGGATGCCTAGAGGAACCATCTTGGCTCTGGAATGGTGTTATAGGTATTCCTCCGTCTCCAAGATAATATTTTCTATACGGAGATTCTTCTGTAAAGAATGGTGGTAAATAAAATAACAAGTTAGAAGTATTTGTTGCCGGGGCTGATACATTTAATTGTTGAATTTCATTAACAAACAAATAGCGGTCATAAATTTTAAACTCTTGAATTTCTGCATTTAATGGATGTGTAAAGCCAAAAACACCAGATGGAGGATAAAATACACCAGGATCACTAGTGATTAACGTTGTTAGCCCTTCTCTTTCTGTTACTTCTTGTGTGAAGAAATAATCTAATGCACTATCATTTGATGCATCATTTTCACCTTCGTAATAGTTTCCAATGCACAATACAGAAGGGTTGCCATTTGGATAATCACCAAAAATTAATGAATTTGTAATAGTAAACTGCGAATTTTCAACAGTATTAATTGAAAAAGATCCTGTTCCATTATTATAAAATGGACCGCCCCATCGAACAGTAACGTGACTCCATTCATCTCTTTTTATAGCATTATCAGAAGAGGAAAAAATATATTGACCTGATGTTATTAAAGAAGGTGGAATATTTGCAGAATCAGTTAATTGTAAAATTAATTTAAATGCATCTGGATATCCGTTAATATCTTTAGAAGAACCACTATGCAAAGAAAGACAATAAGACCCGGTTAAATGAGCAATCGCACCAGCTTTATAATCATATGAAGTATATTTTGGTTTAATCCAAAAATCAAAACTAAAAGACCCAGAAAAGCCATATATTGATAAATCATCTGGATTAGTTCCTGTTCTGCTAGGATTTGCATATAACAAAACAGAACTATCTGGAACATTACTGGCAGTATAAAAATTTAAACAATGATAATTGGATATCGCAAATTGTGCATTTGGATATGTTATCCTGTAATATGGCATTAAAATTTCCGTTGTTATTTTCTTTCTTAGTGTATTGGAATTAAAAACAAACGGAGGTTCAAATCTAAAAATGTCTAATTTTTGTTCTTTTCTAGCAGAAGATTGCTGATTATTTACAGAAAACAAATATCCTGAAACAGAATCTGTTATATTGCTTGAAGTATTTGCTAATACTAATTTTCTTAAATTTTCTAAATTATCGTCATTGTATTCACTTTTTTTGAAAAGCGACAATGGAAATATTTCTTTTTCATAAGATGAGCGACGAGCAAATAAATTAACAGAGCCAGTAACTCCATTAGATGAACTAGTGTATGTTCTATATGGATTTGTTTCTAGTGTAAAACTTTCAATATCATCCGGATTTATTTTCTGAATTGACATAATACGTGTATATTAAGTATTGTCATCTTCTTTTTCAAATTGTAAAAGTTTTTTTTGAAAATCTGGATTATCTACTAAAAATGCATATATGCGAGGAGCCAATGCCTCTGTTATTTTATCTGTATTAATTTCAGCAATACCAGTATTGTCTAATAATCCATGTAAAATTTCATGAATCAATATTTCTTTTTGAAAAGTTTTTTCTAAATTAGATCGGATATGTATTTCAGATGTAGGATATTCAATATATCCATATGCATCTTCATGCTCTTTAAATACAGAATTTTCTTCTGATGTTTCTATTGAAATATTGTATATTCTTGCTCCGATTTTTATTTTTTGATTTTTCATATTAAATTTTTCAATTTTTTTTCATATTCTTTAATGTCTTCTAGTGTATATATTTTATATATCATATTATTTGTTTCACAATAAATTCTTGCAATTTTTTCTTTTTCTTTAAAGTTTTTTAAATTTTTAGTATAATCAGATTTAATTTCAATTATGGTTTTAGAACCATCTTTAAAATGAACAATAAAATCAGGCAGGTATCTTTTTCCTATATTATATTTAATATAAAACGGTTCATATTCATATGTGATTACATTATCATCAATGTCTGATAATTTCATGAAAAGCAATTCATAAGAAGAGCGATAATACATTTTTCTTTTAATTGCTTTTTCACTAATATAATATCCTTTAATATATCCTCCTTTTGCCATGGTTGCTATTCTTTTAATCGCAGCTTTAGAATAATTTTCTAATTGTTCTTTTGTTCGAGATTCTCTTTTCTTACCCCAATTTGGATTATTTTCCATAGCATTGCTTCGCAAACCAGAAGCAAACTGTTCTTTATGTATTTTTCTTATCTTTTCAGAAAGGTTTAAGATTCTTATATCTGTTTCTTTTTTCAAACCGTAAGTCCAAGGTTTTATTCCTTTCGTTGGACCTTCCTTGCCATATCCACTATGTTTTTCTCCTGGTTGATAATTCGAAGAACATTTACGTGAACAATATTCGGTTTTTTTACGATATAATGTTTCATATTCTTTATTACATCGTTTACAAGCTTTTATTATATATTTTTGTTCAATTCCACGTTTAAACGCTTCTCCACAAATAATTGAACAAAAATTTCCTGTTTTTCCTTTTCGACTTAAACATTTTTTTATAATTTTTTTACACCAAGTGCATTCTGTTTGAAATGTGCTTTTTAATGTTTTTTGTTCTCCAATAATTTTAGAAGCACAAATTCTTGAACAATATTTCATTATAAGATTTGATGAATATTTAAAAAATTCTTTATTGCAAGATTTACATATTGCTTTGCGACGATCTCTTTTATCTTTTTTGCAACATTCAATCGAACAATATTTTCGATTTGATTTTCTGTGTTGAAAATTATTATTACATGTTATACATATATAATCATATTTTTTCATAAAAAATTTTTTTATCTTATATGAGATATAATAAAATAAGAAGATTTTAGTTTATAAAAATTATTTTTTTGTTGAAAACTTTATTTTCTTTTTAAGAATATCTTTTGTTTTTCTTATTTTTGCAAAATCGAGTCTGACTTTGAATGTTAAATCCCTTTCATCGTCCTTGAGAACCGGGCGGCTAACTTTAGCAACTGCTAAAAGATTATCATTAGCGTCATATAATCCAATGCTACTGACAAACGTGAATGTTCTTTGAATTTCTTCTTGACCTTCATCTATTACAACAATTCTATTATTTGCATCTACGAATGTTGGATTAGATGAGTAATTGAATTCATCTGCTGCTGATCGGCAAAAGAACAATGTACTATTAATGTTAGTTATATTTTGGAATGTAATTGATGTTTCATCAGATCCTGTAAATCTTGTTGAGCAAACATGGTCCAAGAAATCATCCATTGACGCTGACGCCATGAGTTGAGTAAAGGAACCAGAGAAATTTGCCTGTATGCCTGAAGAAAATTGAACACTGCTTAATGCACCAGTAATTGGACCAGCCAAATCAAAACTTTTTGAAATATCTAGAACTACTATTCCTTTATCTAGGAATAATAAACCGATAGGATAATTAACATCAGCAGAATTTACAAGAGTTGACACTTGACCACCAGCAGCAAAGAATTTATTTGTACTGGAATTAATATCTGTTACAATTACTGATCCGGTTGATGAAACTTTAATTAAATTTTCTCCTGTAGCACCTGGGTTTGCAGCAGTTGTAAAAAATCTGATTGCAAACGTTTCACGCTTAACCGCATCACGAGCAAATAAACGTTTAAAGCAAAAGAATAAAGCTTCATTTATTTCATTTTGAGTAGAACCAGATACTTGCGTTGTAAACTTTGCCGTTGAATCTCCAAGAAGATTTTGTGCAAAAAGACGATAAATATCCATTTTTTCTCTCATCATTAGTGATGATGCAGGAAATATATATTTCCCATTTGTATCTATTGATGGATTTGTATTTGTAACAACGGCAGATTCTTCGTGTAATCCGAAGGTAACATCAAATACAGCATTTGCTGTTTGTAGAGTAAAATCTTGATCAAATACGGTTTGAAATAATGATGATGTTACTCCTGGACCGAGCCCACCTGTAACGAAAACCTGATATTGTCTTCTGGTAGCTGAACTGGAGATATCAGACCCAAGTATATCGACTAATTGATTTAGATATGAACGATTACTTTTAATATCATCGGCGCTGAATTCTTTAAATATTGCCACGGTTTACCTATTTTCTTTAAACTCTAATTATTATTTTTTATGAAAATTTCAAATTGTTTTATTAATTTGAGTTTGGAATTCTAATACGGCACCAGATTGGACGCCGGAAACTTTTACGTAAGTTGTTATTAAATTTTTGTTGAATGCTGCGCCATAAACTTGGAATTGACTTTCTGTGATAGACTTGGTAGCAATAGTAATAGTAAGTTTTGAGCCTCCGAGAGAGGTTTCTCCAGCATCCCGAGCAATAATATAAGTTGCTTTTTGTTGACCATCGATATTATCTGGCGCAGTTCCAATAACTTGTAGGAATTGGTTATTCATTTCAACAATAAATGATTGATCTCGTAATTCAACATCGATACTTGTTTCATTTTGTATATCTTGAGATACCGTAATTGTACGTCTTTTTTGTGTCGTATTTCCAATTGAAAGAATATTGTTTGTTAAATCTACTCCTTCGCCAGTAAAAGTAATATTTGGCAAACGAATAAGATTTGGATTTGATACAGAAATACAGCGATATTTTTGAGCTAATGATCCGTTTGTAAGAGCTTCAAAAATTGGGGTATTTTTTTCAATCTTTTCTTTTCCTACAGTTCGTCCATATTTTTGAATAATAGAATAGTCAACTTCATCATCCCCAAGGGCAAATTTTACTATGCTAAAACTTCCATCATTTCGGGAAAGAAATTGTCTACCTTGATCTGTTAGAACTGCATCTAAAATAATGTTATTGGTATCGCCTTGTAAAAATCCCACTGTTTGTTATCCTTTGCAATAATCCTGTTGTATAATTATGGTACAACATTCTATTTCATTAAGTATGAAGAATTTTTAATTTTGAACATTTTGTATAGGTATATAGTGAAAAAAATAAGTTATGAAAAAGCACTAGAACGTTTCCAGTTACAAGGAAGAACTGATATTGTTTTATGTGAAGATGAATACAACGGATGGAAAGAAAAATCTAAATTTTGGGATAAGATTGTTAAAGATTGGTTTTGGGCTATACCAAAAAATGTTTATGTGCAAAAATCATGTCATCCCGCAAGATCTGTAGAAAATAGAAAAAATACAAATATAGAAAAATATGGCAATAATTGTTCGCTACATGGTGATACCGATACAGCAAAAAAAATTCAAGAAAAAGTTAAAAAAACATTAGTAAAGAAATATGGTGCTGATAATCCATTTAAATCAAAAGAAATAAAAGAAAAAATTTCAACTAAATTAAAAGAAAAATATGGGGTAGAGCATGTATCCCAATTAGAAGAAATAAAAAATAAAAAAAGAGAAACTACTATCAGACATTTTGGCGTTGCACATCATATGCAATCCATAGAAGTAAAAGAAAAATTTAAAAATACTAGTATGGAAAAATATAATGTCGAACATCCTAGTAAAAATGAAACGATAAAAAATCGTAAAAAAAATACATTCTTAGAAAAATATAATGTTGAGCATCCATTTGCTCTGTCTGGTGTTGTTGATAAAAAAAATCAAACAATGATTGAAAGATATGGCACAACTAATTCTTGGCTAAAACCTACTAAAATTATCACTGGTGAAAATACAACTATTAAAGAATGGTATAAATCTCAATCTGGTATCAAGCCTTCTTATGGTTGGATATTAAAACATTTCATAGGGGAAAATGAGATTAAAAAAGAACAACTAGAAAAAATACTTTCACAATTTGATGAAAAAAAGACATCGTTAGAAATTTATTCTGAGAGTGTTTTTAACAGCAAACATTATAATAAAAAAATAGAGCAGCTTGCAAAACCATACAAACCAGATTTTAAATTATCAGAAAACATATTTGTAAATGTGGATGGACTCTATTGGCACTCAGACGTACAAAAAGAAAAAGAATATCATTTCAATCTTAGAAAAGATTTTGAAGAATTAAATTTAAGAATTTTTCAATTTAGAGAAGATGAAATAAAAAATAAAACTGCAATCGTCCAGTCTATTATTGATAATGCTCTAGGTAAAACACAATATAAAATATATGCAAGAAAATGTGAACTATGCCTTATTACACAAGAAGATGCTGATCTGTTTCTTGAACAAAATCATTTAATGGGAACAACAAATGCAAAACATTTAGGATTAAAATTTAATGGCAAACTTGTTTCGATATTATCGTATAAACAAAAAAGCAATATCTGCAAAATAGAAAGATTTTGTTCGCAAACTACTACATCTGTAGTTGGCGGATTTTCTAAACTATTGAAGTATCTTGAAAATAATTTCCTATATTCGAATGTAAGCGAGATACACAACTGGGTGGACTTACGCTATGGATTAGGCAAACATTTAGAAGAAAAAGGTTTTAGAGCCACTAGAGACACATTAGGATGGAAATGGACTGACTATACTAAGACTTACAACCGGCTTCGTTGCAGAGCAAATATGGATAGCAGGAAATTAACAGAGAAAGAATACTCTGAAGAGTTAGGCTGGGAAAGAATTTATGATGCCGGTCAAAGATTGTATATAAAGACCTTATAATTTTTAAGATCTTCTATTGTTAATTAAATTAATTTTAATATTTTCTTGCGTTTGCAAATCTACATTTATGAGTTGTAGTTGATACGAGGAATCGGCATCTGTTTTTAATACATTTAAATTATTTGAATTTGTGTCCAAAACAGTCATGAATTCAGGATTGAAAACAATTTCTAAATTTTTATGATTACTATCTCTGATTGTGTCTACGAATGTATCTCTTAACAAATATGCATTTGGATAAACTTTAGGTGCTCCTGCTAAAGAAATTGGTTTAATAATAATTTTATTTGCAAATTTATCAAAGTAACATTCAAATTGAATGCTATAATTTGAACTATAGCCATGTGCGTCTATTGCACATACTGTATATATAAATCGTGAATCTTTTGTAAATTCTGCATCTAAATAATAACTTTTTGGAGAAGTTAATTTTTCTACTAGTTCTCTATTTGGAGTTTCTGGTAGTACTAGTGGAACTGAGCTATCGTTGAAATCATACATTTTTAATAATTCAAATGGTTCTTCAATTCTGCTTCTTCTAAAAATTTGGAAATATTTTATATCTCTTTGAGGATTTGGAGGAAAAGACCAGGTTAATCTTGCAGCCTGTCTAAAAGAATCCCAGCCTACTTTAAAATCTGCTACTTCAGGTGGTGCTACAAATTCTTCAGTTTTAACAATTATTTCATTGCTTGGTTTTGAAGAAACGAGAAAAGATAAAGCAGCAACGGAATTAAACTCACTATCTTCAACAGCTATTTCAACATAAACTACACTTTTTATTTTGTATCCGTAGGTAGTTCCGTATTTGATTTTAATATCTGCGGTTGTGGAAGCATTTTTATTTTCAACAACTATTGGTTCTCTATCTATTGAAGTACCATCAGAAAAATATTCTTTTTTCTCTATAATATACCCAACTACTTGTACTGTAGAATCAAAAGCATTAGGATCTATACCAGATCTAAAGTCAAGGAAATCATAAAATTCAAAATCATAATCTGATCCGTTTAGCATTGAAGAATCTTTTTCTGTCAGAGCTTTTTCTTGAATATTTTTTGTTTCCTCTAAAATTGGCTGTAATTCATCTTTAAACAGGGATATTGTATTATTTTGAGAAGTTTTTAGTATCGAGTTAACAAACTTATTATTTAATTGAGCACGAACTTTTACGCCTCTTGTTCTATTTTCTATTTGTTTTGACAGTGCATCTACGCCCGGTCCAGAATTATTTAGAAATAAAATACCATTATTTCTCATCTGTACGAATGCTTTAGCTAAAAAATTTCCATCAATTAAATCTGAAGTGTTATCATTTATAAATTTAACTATATCTAGTTGTGATCCATCTATTAATTTTTGTCTTTGGGCTGCTTTGCTAGGATTCAAAGCTGAATCTACGTTGTTTTGATCTGCAATAATTTCAGAAAGTTGTCTTTTAATAAAATATTGAAGCTTTTGATCTTGTCCATTGTCTTGAAAAGAAATATTTGTGTATTCGTCAGAAATAAAATTTTCTTCGCTGTGAATCTTATTTATATTTCTTTTTATTGAAATATTAATAGCTAGATCTGGTCGATTTCCATATGGAACACTTTTCCATTCGAATCTAACTAATCTAGGGATAAATCTTTTAAAATTAATGGAATCTAAAACAACAGAGTTTAAATTCTCAGAAGGACGTTCACGCAATCCTTCTATAGTTTCATTTCCAGAATCATTTAGTCTTTCATCCTTTGTAAAGAAATTATAAACAAATTCACCTATGAACTTGGGTACTTCAGGCGCATCAACAACAATTGCTCTTTTTGACGGTAATGTTTGAGCCATTAGAATCCTGCTTCAATTGTTATAAAATAATCTTCGAAAATAAGACCATCTGTATTTTCTTTTAAATAAATTTTATTATTTACTCTTGTAAGTTTTTCCTGAATATAGCTTGATCTGTATGCTAATCTTCCACTGTCTGTGGCAATAGTCAGACTTTCATCTATTTCAAATTTAGTTATATCTAAAGGTATTGTAAATATTCTTTCAAATAATTTTGGCTGAATGACAGAGGCTTTAATATACTCTGGTTCAAATACAAAACTACCATAAGATACTAGGGTTAAAATATCTTTAGCATCTGCATTTAAATTTGGCAATTTCAACATTTCTTCTAATGTTAGATTCTGTGGAATTTGTATTCCTATAACATTTACAATATAATCATAAACCAAACTTAAAACTTTTGAATTTATTTGAGTTCCCTGAGTATATTCTTTTTCTAAGAATTCATCTTCATAAAATCTTATTCCAGTTAATAAATTAATATATGATGCCAGTAAATAACTTGTTAAGTGATTATTGATTAATTCTCTTTTTTGGTCATTAGTTAAAAAATTATATTTAGGATTTAACGAAATATTCCTATAGTTTATTTGCTGTTTAGATTTAGTATCTTCATAATCTGTAACAGTTGCTCGTCCTATTAAATTTCTAAAACTTTCCAATGCTCTTGGTTTAATATTTACAACATCTATTTCTTTTTGATAGAGGCTTATGTCAAATAAAAATTTTTGAGGTTTAAAAACTAAATCATCAAATCTTGCATCTCTCTTATAAACATTTACCGAGATTACATCAAATTGCTTATCTCTAAAAGTTCTCTCATTTATATTCCGTATATCTACTCTATCGGAAAGTTGTTTAGAAAAGCCAGATGGAACACCAACAGTTAATAATTTAATTTTTTTATCTGCTTTGTTTCTGACAGTATATTCAAATTGTTGGAGCAGTGAATTCAATGCTCTATTTTCTTCTGGCTGAATTATATCTGAAATAATAACATTATTATATGTTGTTCCTAAATCCTGGCTAAATGTTTTATTTGGTATTTTTTCTTTGATTAAATCTAAAGTATACACGCTGTTTCTAATTTGAGTGGGGTTTTGTAATAGATCTAATGTAGTTATATTGTTGTTTTTTAAAAATGTTAAAAGAGTATTTTGATTGAAAAATGTTGTTGCATATCTTGAACCTTGTAGTAACCAGGAAGAAATAACGTAAAGAATGTGAAGTATATTTGCAATAGTTTTTTCCTCATCATTAATTTTATTTCTTATAGTGAATAGGTTGGCTCGGGCAACTGCATAAGGAGATTTGTAAGAAAGTATCAAATTAGGATTTAGACTATTTTGAACAATATAAGTAGAAATATTAGCTAACGAAGAAGCTTCCTGATAATTTGAAGAAATTAATTCGTTTACATCTCCAGAACTATCGAATGCATTTTGAACTTCTCTACTAACTTGATTAGAGATATTTGCAGAAGTTGATGTATTTGGTGAATTTCTTTGCGAAGAATTGTTTCCTGCAATTGTAGAAATTGTTCCAAATCTTGTATCTAAACCAGTTCTAAGTGTTGGATTTCTTCCTTGTTGTAAGAAAGAAAGATCTAGATTTCTTTTTGTAGAAAGATCAATGAAATTAGACTTCTGTATCTTGTTAGATATGTCATCTTTGGTAATAGGAGTAACTGGGAGTGCTAAAATTTCATTTACTGCATATAATGTATTTTTATTTCCAAAGTTATCAACTGTTAACATCCCTTCTAACAAGTTATCAGAACGTTCATAAGTACAATAAACATATTTGTTTATATAGCTGGCAAAAATTTCGAATATCATTAACAATTGAGTTGATGTACTTAAATAATTGTATCTTGTTCTGCGGGTGCCGTCGTCTAATAGATAAGAATTGGTACCTTGGGAGACAGCGGCATCTTGTAAAGAATCTGAAATTTTTATAAATTCTTGAATAAAATTAGTGGTACCACTACCGGGATTTAAAGTTTCATGTATTAATGCTCTATATATTTTACCTTTTTGAAATTTAATTTTAGTAAAATTATTTACAGAAGAAACTGAACTGGTTGTAGTATCAAAAGTATTTGGAGAGAAACTTCTCCTAGAAATAGCAGTATTAAGTCCATCATTAGTAAATGCTCGTATTCCCGGTCGGCGTAGTCCTTCTGTTTCGCTAAAATCGAAAGTTGAAGCATAGCTTGGTGGAACAATGTTTGTGATTGTAAACACCCTGTCTTCAATTTGCCTTGCGATAAGACCTAAAATTACGCTTAAATTCCCAGCTACTTCGTTATCGTTTAATTTTCTTACAATACCAGTAGCCGCCGCAGCAGTTAAATTGGTTGTTGACACTAAGTCATTTGCCAATAAATTATATATTTCTCTTTTTTCTGATCTAACAGTTAATTTATTAGCAGTAATACCTGCCAGACAAAGATATTGAAATAATAAGTTTTTTAACTGCGGATCTCTATTTGCTAATTTAAATAAAGCTGAGACGATAACTTGATTTAGATTTAAATTTCTTGTTAAGTTTAAATCTGTTAATGTGGATAAATTATTTTTTATGGCATTTAAAAATGAATCATTTATTTTAGTAGATATTAATGGACTTGTTGGATTGTCAAAATCAAAGATATCTTCAATGATTCCTCTCGCACTATTGACTAATGTATTAAATTTTGTTACATAATCTGTATAAGGTTTTGTATTAAATGCAGGAGTATTTTGATTGACATTTATTATTGAATCAACAAAATAATTGCTGCCTGGAACATAAACTTGTCTTTGTTCTTCAGAATCTATGTATTTGCTTTCAAATGGCAGAATCATTCCTCCGCCTAAATCTGTGACATAGAGTAAGGAAGATAAACTATTGGTACCTTCAGGTTTTTCAAAAATGTTAGATCCAACCTCGCCAATTATATTATCAAATGGATTACCATTAGGTTGGGCATTGAATCTACCAGCTAAAGTTAATTGAATATTTTTTTGACCTAAACCTTTTGAAACACGATATTCTTTACTAATAAGGGTAGTTAGAATTTTAATTCTATCATCTGGATTTTCAGGTAAAGAATTTATGAAAGAATTAAAGAAATTCGGTTCTGTAGCATTTATGACCCTGCTAGATGAACGTAGTGTGGAAATATTAAAATTAAAACTTTTTGAAATTGTATATGATTGGTCAATTTTTATAGGAGATGTATCACTTACTCTATCGTCATCCTTTATATCCAATAGAGAAAAAGAATAAGTCTCTAATATTGATCTAAAATCTGATAATAATTGCAATATTATTTTTGTATCTGAGAATGAAGAAAATTTTGCAAGATTATACTGCATTTTCTTCTCAAAGAACCGATCCAGTGAAAGAAAATTTCTATTATAAAGATTAGATGGTATTGTTTTTAAATTTAGAGATTTTTTAACAATTTCAATTGTAGATAATGCATTTGAGAAAAAAGAAACTGTGGAATCTAAATCTCTTATTGTTTGATCATATTCGGTTCTAATTTCATTTATTTTATTCTGTATCTCTTTTATTTTTTCTTCACGAGGACTTAATCTAGCTCTAGAAGAATTCTCTGTTATATTTACCGGAGTCTTTTTAGAATTTCCTTTTAAAAGTTTAGGATATATTAGGGCTTGAGAAGTTGTAATTTTTGAACTTTGAGTAATCGAATTATTTGTATTTTTTACAGCAGCCTTTTCGATATTACTCATCATTCTAACTAATGTTTCTTGTCTAAGGTTAGAGGCTTGATATTGTAAATCAATCAAATCTCCAGCGGGAGTAGTATTTTTTGTTAGAAAGAAATTTTCTGCCCTAGATGAACTATCTCCTGTATAGATTGGTAAAAAATCTATTACTGATAATATTTCTGGTCGGAGAGGAGATATTCCATTTTTTGCTATTGGCTCAAACTGACCATTTATTATGGTTGTTTGTGCAACAGATAAATTATCAATATCATATGTTTTGATATTTCTAAATGGAAAAAGTGGTCGTAATAATTGGACTGCGGGATTTGTTTGAAGGAAAGGGCTTCCAGGTAAGATATTAGGAATACTTCCAGGATTTGTTGAAGCACCAGAAAAACTTCCTACACCTGTTCCGCCAGAACCAAATCTACTTCGATCTTCAGATGTACTGGTAGTTGCACTTCTTGGTTGCGTACTTAATCCGCCCAAAGATAGGGTGCTATCGTTTCTTAATGGTATACCAAATCTTGGAGTCATATAATTAAATAATCACTAAATTAGTTTTTGTTGCTGTGCCAGGGCTATAATCGAAGTATACAGGAATTATTGAATATGTTAATGCTCCAGTTTCTCCGTTTGTCAATTTATCTAAAAATTGAAAATAATTTGAATTAGTAATATTGTGTGCTTTTCCAATTATTGTTTGCATTTCTAACACATTTAATACTATAACAAAATGATCAATTTTTCCAACGTTTCCTAAAATTTTCCATTGGACTAAAACTTCGTTTTTTCTCAATCTAGTAGCTTTAACATCAGAAACTGAAGGTAAAGTATCTGCCAAAGAAAGAGTCACGGATTTTATTTCTACAACTCTGCCAAAAGTAAAATCATTTTTTGCATAATGTGAAGCCAGACTTCTTTCTGTAACTATATTACCAGCGTTTAACGTTACAGGCTGTAACCATTTAGATGGACGAAAACTATAGGAAAGATTTTGACTTGTAGCAACTGTTCTAGATAACTTAGGAAGCAAGGTTTCTGGATTTCTTAAATAAGCAGTTACTGTATAACGATATTCAAATCCCGATTTTATAGGAGGAATGCCCTTTGGTTTTCCATATTTTAAGTCAGAAAAATTTAAACTATCTATTATGCCAAAAGAATCAACCTGATTTGTAGTTACGTTTGTTCTTGTAACGCCAAAAGAAAATAATTTATTTAAATTTTCTCTGTTATCAAAAATATCTTGGTTAAACTGTGAAAGAAGATTTTGTTCTGTTAATAGCTTTTTAACTAATTCAAAAGAATTTGATATATAAGACCATTTAATATTAAAAATTGCATCAAAATTTTGACCAGATTCGATTATGTTTGCATCATTTAATTCTATTGACAAAATATTATTTGTTATTGGACTATATTCTACTATAATATTATTTGCTGATTTTTCTACTGTGCCATCTTTATATTCAATTTCACAAATATATTCATATATTCTGTCTTTTTTTACATTATAATCTTCATAAATAACAACATTAGATGTATTTCCTTCGATATTAAAGTTTTCTCCAACCTGTATAAAATCTTTTTGTAAAATCTTTTTATCTTTTTTTAAGATACGTAAAATTTTAGCACCAGATGGCACATTGTTGATTTCAATGCTAATACTCTGTGCATTGATTGTTGCATTATATCCTATAAAATATTGTTTTCTTTTTTTCTTTATATTTTTAGAAATTTGTGATGTGTCAAATTTTATAACTTTACTTGTAAAAACTGAAGATAATATTCCATTTGAATTCACTGGAATAAATCTATAGATTATAGGATGTAGGCTTGCAGCAATATCTTCAAACCTTTGATATCCTTTTTCTTTATTTAAATCAATTCTTCCAACAAAATTATAAACAGAATCTGTGTTTACGACCGTTGGTTTTAATTCTTTTTTATAAACATTTATTGCAACTGCATTTTCATCTTCTTGTTTAACCAAAAAAGAAACTTTCCCAGGCTTATTTACTGCTAAATCAACAATTGAAGGAGGTTCCGTTGGAATATTAATCGATGCTAGATTATTACCATGATTTACATATACAGATTCAATTTCAAGAGTAGTTTTGGTATTTTGTAATTCAAAAATTACATAAAATTCATTATCTGTAATTGCAGCAGGAGGAATTTCTATTGTTTCTGTAACTTCAACATAAGTTATTTGTTTATTAACTAATATATTCAAGTAATCAGTTGCATTTAATTCTGTTTGTGAAGTTAATATTGTTTTATTTAAGAAATTTTCTACTAAAGTAGAAGCGCCTGGATTATATTGTAATAATTTCTGATTATAATATGGTTTTTTTGCAATAGTACCATCTATTACTTGTCTAGCACTAACAATAGTATTTGTTTTTAGACCATATAAATTAGCGGGATCTATATTTTTTTCATAGAGCAAAAAATTAGCTTGATTTTTTATAAATTGTGTATTTTCAGTAGTAACAGAATTACTATTTAAATCTATTTTATTCAGATTCATTTCAAGAACAGGTAAATTTAAATTTGAATTATTTAATTCTTCTACTGGCGCAGGGGATAGTTGTTTAATATTTTTAATAGATATTGTTTGTCTTGTACTGGCGTTGCTCAAGGCTCCAGTTAGATTATTTGGAATTTTAGTAGTAATATCAGACTTTTGAGACAAAATATATTCTGTTTTTTGTTGTCTTACATAATCTTTTTGTTTTGATTTTTTTTGTAAAATATTCAAAATAATATTTTCATTAGAATTTTTACCATTTGCAAAAATTGGATTTATTTTTTTAATATATGGTTTTGTAGATATATGAATCATTACAGTAAAAGCATTAGATTGAACAGCTTTTACTGGATCTACCCGATATGTTATTTCATATACAAATTTACCATTTTTAGAGATTTGGCTTAATACAGCAAAATCTTCTGGTATTTCTAGATATCCTCTATCTCTTTTAGCAAATATTTTCATATTAAGAAAAAATTAATGTAAACATATTAACAAAGGTAGACGAACCATTGTCATCGATAAATATCTTACCGGCAAAAAATACATGTTTCGATGTTTGTTCATTTTCACCTGGAAATAACCCAAAGTCAATTACATCTAATTTTATCATTTGTCCTTTTGATATTTCAAAAAATTGACATACTAAATTATTTTCTCTAGAAGTTTCTGTAAAATAAATTGAATTTGAATATCCTTTATTTCTTGACTGTTTTATTTCAGATTCTAAATCTTCATATGTGAGAATTGGTGATTGATTTATATTAACATAATCACCTAATGAATTTTTTTCGGTAGAACCTATTCTTGCTCTATTAACTGGCGGTAAAAAATCAAAATTAGGAACATGACTTAATCTTTTATCTTGAAATAAGCTTTCTACTTCATTTATTGTTATTGTTTCTATGCCGTTTGTTTCTATTGGAAGATTTCCATCTGTTATTTTGAAATTTATTTCTTTAGGATTTATTATAAATTCATTGTAATTTTTATCTATTGGATCTGGACTAGCTAAAATTTGTAGCTTTTTAAAGTTATCTATACTAGAACTTAGCAATATTCCAGCTAAAGAATTAAATTGGGATCCAGATACAGGAGCTTGCTCTTCCCTGGTTGCTCCTGATAAAATTTGACCATTAGAAATTATAATTTGTTCATTTGCTTGTCCTGGAAATTTGCCAATTAATTTTCCAGAATCATCTGCTTCTAATGTAATCATATCTTGGGGTAAATTTGTTGCTTCAAAACATAGACGATATGTTACATCTAAACCGCCAGATACAATTGTATCTAATTGATAGATAGCGCCAGAATCTGAAAAAGAATAATACTCTGCCTTTAACTTACCAGAGGCGATTTGTGCTCGACCTTCTTGAGTTATTATCGAGTCAAATATTCTTTGCTTTGGATCTAAGATTCCCGTCATTTTATCTATCCGTAAAGGGTTGTCCACTTCTATAATGGTAATCATAAATACCACTATCATATGGATTGTAACTAGGATTTGTTGCTGTTACATAATCAATTGCTTGTGTATATATGGTAGAACCTGTGACAAATGTTACATCTATTGGAAAAAATCTGCTGGAAAAAAAATTACCCTTTATGATAAATTGTGTATTTGGTCTTTGTTCTAGCATATCTCTGAATTGTCCAAATTTACCAGTTCTAAATACATTTTTTGTCTTTAGTAGATTTGCGGAAATGATTCCATATTTATATCCTCTTAAAAGAGTTCCAACGCCTAATTTTAATATTGATTGTCCATTTGATCCTGTTGTAATTGGAAATATTGGAAATATGGAACGTAAATTAGTTTGTTCTACATAAGAAGGTAATTTATATCTTGAAGAATTACCAAATCCAAAATAAGAATTATATTGGCTTTCCAATGTTAGATTTTCGATTGTATCTGTAAAAATATTATTTTTAATTTTTCTATTCCAAGGGATTATAAAAGTATTATTTAGATTTCTATCTGTAGAAAACAAAGAACCAGACTCAGACAAAGTTCCGTTTGGAAAAGATTGCGATGGAACTAGCCATGCAACAAAAAATTGGGGGGTAGTAGTTTTAATAGGACTAGGTAAAATCCCAGGATTAGTTCCTGTGCCATATTTCCATACTTGCCATTCAACGTTTTGTTTAGGAGTTTCGCTCCCAAAAATTCCAGATGGATAATATTCGATTGTTTGTTCTATTGTAGTATTGTCTATTAATCTCTTTAAATTTTTATATTTAGAGCTAAATGGAAAACTAAAAATCCATTTTTTATCTGCGATATTTACGAAATCATTAGAAGCAGTTAATTCTGTTCCAAGAGTTAAATATAAAGTATGTCCTATCCTATTTCCTAATAAAGTGTATGTTACATCGCTAAATACACTTTTTGCTCCATTTGCTGTGTGGATATCAAATGGATAAGGCATTACTGAATCAAAATAAAATTCTTCTTCAGAAAAAAAATTAACAAATTTTTGCGGTCTACCAATATAATTTATATTATTGATTTTCAGGTAGGTTTCCAAATCAAATTCAACTTCTCCATAGTAAGATGTTTTTTGTCTAGATGCTAAATCAAAAATTTTTCCTCTTCCAGAAGCGTTTGTACCTACTCTAGAAGAAAAGTAAGAACCGGCAGGATTAATTCCATTTGCATTAACTGTTGAATCGAGATAAGCATAATAATCCGAAATATAACTACCACTATATGAACTTATGGACTCGGTTTCAAATGTGTCAAAGATTGGCATATTATTCTATTACCTCATGTACGCTATCTGATGATAGAAGCTGATTTGTTCCATCATTATATTCTCGTCCTTCTCTTATGTAGGAACCATATAAAGTAATTTTTGCTGGTCCTGCGGCAATTGTTAACATTGAAGCCGTTAAATTTGTTGATGAAGCAGCTACATTACCTATAAATGTATAGTCATCCATTGTCGCCGCAGCCCATCCAATTATTAAATTATCTGTTGGAAAAAGCAAATATGGATTTATTTTATTGTATTCTTTAAAATTTATATAAGGTACTTTTACTAATGAGTTAATAGGAGCAGAAGAACTTATAACATTTAATTGTGCAAGTGGAGAAACCGTATTTCGACCACTGGGAGTAATAGAACTCAGACCCAAAGTTCCCCCATTTTGAAGATGTCCAACTCCTGCGGGCGTATTGCCAAGATTAAAAACTTGCCATCCTAATGCTTTGGGAGTAGATATACTTGGATTAATCTCATTTGGAGTATCGCCAAATCTATTTGGTGATTTTATAGAAAATGACATTTCATAATGTCCAGACCATAATGATTTTGTTGCGTCAGAACTTATAGTATTGATAATATTTAAATCTCTTTTCCATCTTCCACCATATAGAGCGTCCGGATTATTAGAAGCTGTATATGCCCATCCAAAAGCATTGTTAAAAGATGCAATAGAACCATAACCAATTAAATCACGAACAGTATTGATTGTACCATTAGGTAAAGAAAAATTTATATAATACGGTGTGTTGTTAGCAGACCAACCAGAAAATAGCCTAGTTGATGCATTATATAATCTTTGATTTAATATGAAAAAGTTATTAACCGCATAACTACTTGAAAATTCAATTGGGGCAGTCGGATCATATGGCAAAGGAGGATCTTCGCCAGAAAATAAAGTACCAGGTTGAAATACTTGACTAAATCCTGATTGAAATGATCCCGTGAAATCAATTACAACCTTTTCCAAAAGAAAAGGTTCATTTATATAATTTTTCATTGAAAGTAGCTGAGAACTGGTTGCCGCATATAAAGAATGAAAAGGAAAACCAAATGTTGTGGTAGCTAATCCTTTGTTTCCTGGATCTAAACCATTAGTCCAAGTCATTAGGCTTGGACTAAATGCCATCCTTGCTGTTCCAAATTGATTAAAAAGATATGGACCATGATCTCCTGCAAGCAATTCCCATTTTTTTGTTATAAAATTATAATATGCTAAATTTTTTGTTATATCTGCTTTCCTGGCATATGTATACAAGGAGGCAGAAGTATCAGTAGAGATATCAATTTCAATTTTATTTTTACTCCAAAGAGGAGACGTAAATCCTTCTCCAACATCTGCAACGGCACTACCAGTAGCATAGAAAGAATCACCAGAAGATTTACCATCTACAGCAGGTTGATCACTGTCACGAAACGGAGTGATTTCTTGTCCTGGAGTAAAGTGTATGAATGGAAGATTATCAATCACGCTCGATATTACAGAGCCGGTTGGAGCAACAATTGTTGAATATATAATTTCTTCAACATCTGATGCATCTGGTTGCTGTAGCCAATTATTGGTATTAGGTAAACCAATCGCTGGAGAATAACCGATATCTACTTTATCGTATATCGCTTTGCCTATCAAATTAAGATTATAAAGGTCGTTAATTTCTTGATCCGTTAACGTTTTACCAATATATGCAAATTCAGACATATATCCATAATATAAATTATTCCCAGCCCCGCCGCTTGAACCATAAATTAATCTCGTACTGGATGAGCTCATTTTAATATATACACCCAAATCGGAGGTGCTATTTGTTACTGGCAGACCATTAATATATAATTTGATTCCAGCACTTCCACCGCCAGAATAAGTTGCTGCTACATGGACCCATTTATTTTGATAGTTGCCTATAGAATCTGCAATATCATCAGAATATGCTAATGCATATGGACCAGAATCATAGGTGCCAGTTTCATCAATTAAAACTAAACAAAGTTGACCAAAAAATAACGCAAAATACCATGATTGACTGCCAGCCAAGCTATTATTTGTTTGTGAAAGTCTTACTAATGGCGTATCAAGTGTAAAGCTTTCAGGATTAATCCACATGGCTATTGTAAAATCTCTATTTGGATCCACATCTGTATAATCATACGTGTTATCAATTCTATTTAAATCTGTATCGGCAATATATATAGAGCTTAGTTTAGGATGCGGAGTAGTGTTACCTGGCCAAGTAGAATTTGAATTAGAATCTAAAGATGGTCCTTTAAACCAATTGTTTGTACCTATCGTTCCTGTATCGTTAATATTTTTAATATTTGTATCTTCTGTTCCATTATATGGAGTGCCAACATATGTTTGTTTAAAAAATATATTGGTGCCATCATTATCTATAAACTCTTGTTCATTCCACCTTTGATAATGAATAACGTCTACTTTTAAAGAAGTTAAATCATATAAAGAGCTACTATAATAGGTATTAAAATTAATTGTTTCAGTATCATCAAAACTAATTGGATATTTACCTGTTCTCCCGTCTGTAGAAAATCTAACGGTAGTAGGATAAGAACCGGTAAGAGCATCTCGTTGTTGTAGCTGCACTCTAGGCGGTAGCATTCTCATTCTTGTCTTTTTTTCTTGTCTCGACATAATATTCAGCTACCCCTTAGCCATCCATTGTATGCAATAGAATCTGTACCATATATTGCTTGTTGCGGTCCATATACAGAATATCCAGCAGTAGCAGATTTTTGTGTATAGGTTTCTCTAATATCATCATCTAATTCTAAATGTAAAAGTTTTAATTGAGAAATAAAATCCATATTTGCAACAGTATTATTTAGCGAAGAAGAAATTTGTGCTACAATTTTCTCATCATTAGTATCATTAAAAGGATCAATGTTTCTAATTAATATAGGAGAGAATCCTTCTATTATTACGGAAGATGTAACAGAAGTTCCAAAATATTGCTGTCCATCATCTAGAAAATAATATGGATCTAACGGTGGGTCATATTCTATAAATTGTTTTATTAAACTTGAACCCTTTTTTGGATCTGCAAAATTATTTCCATCTTCTAATTCAGCATGTATTTGTCTTGGAGGATTTGCTCCCCAAATATAATCTTTTCGATATGGAATTGTTAAGGGCTCTATTATTGCCTCTTCTTCCTGCATAGGTCCATTATTAAAATAAATTGGAAATGGATAATTTTTACCAGAAAGAATATATTGAACTGGATTGAAATCAATTATTAAATCGTTATAAATTTCACTATTTGTATATTCGGTCCAACTTCTTGCTTGTCCTAAAGTTGAAAGGTTTACGATTTGAAAAATATTTCCTGCCCATAATTTTGGCTGAGTAGAATTGAAAAGATATTTGCCTGCGGTAATTTCTACTCCCTGACGATATTGATCAATGTTTCTCGTATTATATCCAGAAGAAACTTGATTCCTAATTGCAATCAATACATCTACAGAAATCTGTTGAGAATCGTCAAACGGTGTAAATCTTAATCCAAGACTACTTTCTACTTGTGCTAATGTAGACATTCATTTCCTATGAAACAGCTAATTCTTAATTATTATTAAAACAAAAAATGAATTATTATAATAATAATTTATTTCTATCTATCTTTTTACTTGATCAATATTTGACGAAAGTTCCTGTAAATAATTGTAATAATATTACAGATCTTAATGCGTCTCTGTTACTATCACCAAGATAAATTTCGTTATATAAATATTCCATCTTTGGTCGTTCTAACATATGACTCTGAATTACAAAATTTGTCCCTAAAAATTTAGTTTTTCTTGGTATAAGTTGAGCAACAAATGTTCCTATATTCGTATCAAACCATTTGAAAAATTCAAAAAAGTTTTTAATATTAATTTTATCAACTAATTTATTAAAATAAATTTCTCTTAAATTTGATAACCCTGGATAATCAGGAGCAAATAGTAATTCTGGATTTCCTAGAATATTATCTAGGCTATCTAGTGTCGAGAATATGGTTATTATATCTTGATCAAGAGCGTCTATAACGCTAAAATCTATTGTAAATCTAGTATTGTCAGTCGGTAATTCTGATGGAATCAATTGATAAACTGGTGCTACTTCTGCCCATGGATATAGTTGTACATTTTCAAATTCCTGAAAACTTCTAACTCTTACTTTATCTACTGTGCTAGCTTCATCAAATTTTGGCGAAATATAACTGTAATAAAATCTTTCTGGATTTATTATAGATGATGTTGCTGGAAAATTAGTACCAGATAAATGAAAATTATTTTGAGTGAAATCGAATATATTAATATTTCCTGCTGTGTTTGTTTCCAAATCTATTTGATCTGTAGATGCATCAATTCTTATTCTTTCCCATGAACCGCTTTTATTTGTTATGAAATTAAAATTAGTTAATGGATCTTGTACGCCAACTGACTTATAATCTAAGATATGTTCTTTCCATTCTTTTTCTGTAAGAGCTTTTGTCCAAAATCTTATTTGGGTTATTTTTCCATTAAAATTAGTAACTCCATGAACCGGACTGGTTATCATGCTAGCATTTAAAAATGCTGGTAAAGTAGTATCTATTGATTGTGATCCTATTGTAAAATAAGAGCCAGAAGCATTAAAACTGGTATCTAAGACCTGTTGTATATTGTTTCCGCCACCTAATGAATCATCAAAATAAGATAATGTTTGAGTTTGTTGTGAAATAGAGCCAAAGTTTTGTTTTCCTGCTCTTAAGAAATATGAAGATGAAACTAGAGAAATCATGTTTGATGGCAATAAATCATTTCTAGTTCTTCCAAAAGAAACATACCATTGATTACCGTCAAATAAATCTACTCCTGTTAATGTTAATGTAAGCACAGGGCTCGATGAGTTTGTATTTGGTCTTAGAAAGGCATTTAATGTTCCATCGTTTGTGCCAGAAACAAATACAAGATTTCCCCAAACTTCTGGTCCAGAAATACCGGATCCTGTTGTATTTAATCTTAATAAAGATTGTGATGTTTGATATCTCTTATCTTTAGAAAAAACATAAGTGGCTTCATAGGTCCAAGAGCCAGAAGTAAATAAATCATCATTAGCTGTACCAACGGGCAAAGGTATCCCAGGCTCTATACGAGAGGCACTTAAAAATGGACTAGTAATTAAACCACCGGATATAAAAGATAATGCAGTAGAAACTTCAGAACGATTATCTCTTACGAAAGATAAAGCTCTTTTTGTAGGTCCGCCATATTCTCTTATTCTAAAATTATTATCTGGGTCAATTCCTACGGATCTAATAAAAGATTTAACAGAATGTATTGTTCCTTTTGATTGAATTACATCTTGTAAATTGTTTAATATTCTTCTCCAAATTTGATTTTGAATGTATTGTAAAGACAAATTATTTGTACTAATATTATCTTGAATATTTTCTGCATTTAAAAATTGTCCAACGGATGCGCCGGAGAATAATGGTGGTAAATCAATTCCATAGTTTTTTGCAAATTGTAATAAGAATTGATCTGGCACAGTATCAGTTTGATCATAGTCAATAAAATTAATATCAGCAAATGCTTGAATAAACAATTTCATTTCATCAAAGAATTTAGCCCAAGTATAAAGTAATAACAGTAGTGTCTGAGTCGCACCGAGCTTCACGGATCTTGGATCTGTGCCACCTTGTAACGTTGTTACAATTTCTCCCTCTTCAGTCTCCAGAGCACTTTCTATTTGACCTTCATAAAGATAATGAGGAGGTATTAGTTTTGTAATTAAATTTGGATTTGATTTATCATATATTGATCCACTATATAAAAGTTCATACCTGAAATTACTAATGTCCGGATAACTTGGAAATAATACTGGACAATATTCTAATTTTTCATATGCCATTGGAGTAGATCCGGCAACAGAACCAGTTGCTATCTCCCTTACTCCTAACGTTAACCCACTATTTGATAGTTTTCCATGTAATGAATTAGATGAATAATCAATCACAAGAGCACTGTTTATATTTGCCGGTTCATTAAGACGATAATATAATTTTAAATTATTATCTGCAAAAATTGCCTTTTGCATATTTTGCTGAATATCATTTAAACTCCTAACAGAGTGCCAAATTCTTAACTCATCTAATGCGCCAGAAAATGTAGTCTGTGGAGTAAATAGCCCAGTAACAGCACTCCCAGAACCTATTAAGAGGTCTGGTTGAGATGCAAATATTTCATTAAATTCAATTCCATATGAGCTACTAGCCTCTAATTCGCCATTTTTATATGCAAGTGTTTTATAAATTCCCGGTGTTCTATCCCAAACAAATGCAAAATGATTCCATGAACCTTTGTCTATATCTACAGTAACTTTACTGTTTACCGTACCAGAAAGAATATAAAAGCTCATAGATGTTTGAGTAGTAGAAGCAGCAGCTTCAAGACCCAAATAAAATCCTTGCTTATTTGTTCCGCTTTCAATGTGTTTATCTAACAAAACCTGCGACGTATTTGATTGTTCTGGTACAAATAAGTAAAATTCTATAGATAATGATTTATTACCAGGGCTTAAAATTGGTACGCCATTTGTTTTCCGGGAAACTGTCGGATAAGCTGCACCAGCAATATCTTTAACCGTTACATATGTTCCGCCAGATGATTCTCCAACATTTGTTCCAGAGAAAAATAAATAACCTTTATATTTTGGATAAGAATCATAGATCCATTTTTCAAAACCGGTTAAATTATCTAAATAATTTTCAATTTCTTGCTCTTTGCCATCAAATGGATATTCATTAATAATTTTATCAAAAGCTACATTTGTTTTTACTTGAGCTGAATTAAAAAATGTATGATTTTCAAATCTGCTCCAATCTATGTTTAGTTGCTGAGTAGATTTAATTCCTTCACCTGGTAATGCATATTTTATAGAACTAGTTGATTCTATATCCGTATCCGCAACTACTTCTCCGTATGTTACTTTATATTCGGCATTGTTAGACATTTGATTTTTTAAATTTCTAACAACAGACGGAGTAAATAAGCTTGGCTTATTTTCTAATATATTTTTTGATGTATTTTGTGCCATATATTAGCTTATAATTTTAAATATAAACCCTTTGTCTTTTATATAATAATCTCTATTAGCTTCTGTAATCATCAATTCTATTTCATAGAGTTCATTCACATTTAAATCTTTTAAATATAGATCAAAATACATACCCAAATTATCGGTAGACAATTTTGTAGCAGAACTAGTAAACGGAATTACTTCTTTTTTAGTATACGCTTGTATTAGTCTCCATTTTATATCTTTTAATATCAAAGATTTTGTTTCTGTTGGAAACTTGTAAGCAACCATTTCTGTATTGTTATTTTGAATAAAGACTCTAAGTCTAGCAATTTCATCTTTGTTATAAGTTTGTTTTAAATTGGTAATATTAACAGTATAATTTTTTTCAAAAGTATTGCTAAATGTTCCAAATGGAATTTGATAAGTTACATATTGTTGAGCAAATAAAATTGTTTTATCTAAACTTTTCCAAGAGGCTAAGAATGTTTGTTCTGAGGCACCTGAGAGATAGGCTTGTAATCCAGCATCTTCTGCTGTATTTAAATTTAAATCTGCATAATAAATGCCTATTTGTGGAATTGTTCCAATATTAAACTGAGAGCCAGAATATGATCTTGTTAAATAGGACAGGGAACTAGTTTTATGTGTAATGCTAGCAGAATGAGAAATGCTAAAACTGCTTGTGTAATATGAGATACTTTTACTTGCTATTAGTTCATAAACTAAAGAATTTAAACCTGTAATTGGACTACTACCAGATATAAAATTTGCGTAATTTCCATTTATGGAATTGTATACAAAGATACTTTGAGATACATTAAATTGAGGATGCCCAGAATCATCTTGCAGAACATCATTATAGGTAACAATTACTTTTGGATGTAAAGTTTTATCATTTGTATGTCTTGATGCAAATCTTTTAACAAATCTAGTTGTTTGGTCTAGCTCTTCGGAATCAATAAATCCAATTCTAAAACCATTATTTTCTATATTTCCACATATACTTGCAGAAACTAATTTTGTTACATCTAGTATTAAATCTTCATCACCTCTTGGAAAGAATTGTGAAACAGTAAGATCTTCTAGTCCATTGCCTATATTGCCAGATACGATTATATCAATATTTAGTGCTCCAAGCGTCCCCGAGGCACCCGCGCCAGCTAAAGACCAGCTTACAGCGGTCCCAGAGCTTTTAGATGCACTGATATAGTTTACTGTATCTAAATCTCTAAACGCAATTACATCAAATCCTCTTCCTTCGTCCCATGCTCTAGAAACTGGTATGGCTCTTAATGTAAAATTACTAGGAACTGTTTGACCACCATATATATTTTTTAAATTTAAATAAGCCTTGAATGATGAATCATTAAGATCCAAGATTGAAGATGTTAATTCGGCTATTGGAGAATAATCAAATTCAATTAATATTCTTGATAATTCTTCGACACTGCCGGTGTAGCCAGAAATTATACTTTCATTATATAAATGAAATAGATCTAAAGTTCCTGCCTGTCCAACATTAGATGTTTCACATCTTTTGTTTGCAATTACTTTATTTGTAATATAACTGTCTTTACTGGCACTTAATATTCTATACATTTTTTACCTATCAGAGAGCAGCTCCAATTAAATCAAAGTCTTTGAATCTTAATTCAAAAATTCCACCAGGGGGAGGAAACACGATTCCATTTAGTGTATTAGCTGCGATATCAAATTCAAATTCCGAATATGATCTTGGATTTGAATCTCCAACCTGTCCTGATATATTTTCAAGTGAAATTGAAACAATTGAGATTACGCCTCTAGTATTAAAGATTATATTCTGTACTTCTGCTAAAATAATTGGCTGGTCAATGTAATAATTTTTAATGTCAAAAAATTTAGTTAATTTTGACATTATATTTTTCATTACTAAACTTTTATTCATATTTGGATCTATAACTACTTGAAACTTTACTTGATAATTTATAATTTTTGCATCTAAAATATCTATTGCATCAGAAATCATTCTGTATTGATTCAAATAAAATGCTAAATTTTTCTTTAATGAATCTGGAGAAACGACTAATTGTTTGCGAATGTTTCTAGAAATAATAAAAAGTTGCGTTGCTAAAGGATTGTTAGGATTTGGCTGAACAGATGCTCTAAATACTCTGCCGAAGTTACTTGGCATCGTATATATTCTTGCTAATAAATCTTCTTTTGTTACAATTCTAGATTGAGAATTTCTAAAAGAACTTACTCTAGCTTTTAAATCATCAATAGTTGGAGCATCTTCTCCTCCACTAGCCGGGGCAAGGTTCTTAACATCAAGAGAACTTCTAACAAACTGTGCAACAGCAGATGAAGGATTTCTGGGAAAAGATATTACTAATCTAGAAATACTTCTAATGGTATTTGCTTCAATATTATGAGATAAGCCCCCGCCAAAACGATATTCAATTGTTAAAGTTGTATTAGGACTTAATATACCAAGAGTAGATGTTTGTAACAAATTACCAGGATTTATTGTAAATCTAGAAAATACTTTTTTGCCATATAATGGCACAGCGAATTCACTTGGATCAGGAATCATATCATCATCTAATGACTCAGCAGAGCCTCCGCCAAATGTCAGCGTAGTAAATCTTGTTGATAATTGACCTTCTTTAGTAAATCTATATGGAGCTGGTATTGGAATTAAATTTTCTTTTACTAATTGAGTATCAGGAGAATTATTAATTGTGGCTTTATAAACAGTATCTTGCGTTAGGCTTTCAACTTCGTAATATTCATTACCTTTAGAATCACGAACAGAAATTATTTCTGTTATATTTTCCTGAGCAAGAGTTATTTTTTTAAATTTTTCAAATCCATTCACTTGAAAAGAATCTACTCTGCGAGCGCCGGATAGGGCTATGCCAGATAATGTTAAAATATATGAGGTTGGTTTATTATTTGAATCTCTATTTGAGATTGTGACTGTTGCTAATAAATTTCCTGCATTATCAACAGCACCAAAATCTAAATCTTCTGTTAGTTCAAATTCTGTACCGCCATTTGATTTGCAACTCGTTCCTGCTTGAATTTTTGGCAAAGCATCTCTAAGAGGTCCACCGGTCGCAGAAGTTGCATCGGCTGGTACTTCTATATAGAATGTTACTGAAACCACTGCTGGCGAAGCCCCTGTAATTTGAACTCCTGCATTTTTTAAATGTCTTTGTATGTTATTAGTTTCTATAGAAGAATCTGGGAAATTTTCTTGAAATTGATGATCCAAATAAAAACTTTGAACATCACCAACATAAGCACACATTTCAAGCAATAATCCACCTAAACCAGCTTCGCTAAAATCTCTAATTGCATCTGGGAAATAAGTTCTTGCATATTGTAAAAGATCTGCTCTTAAAGAATCAAAGTCCTTATTTAAATAACTTCTTTCCTTTATTGTTTTTAATAATTCTTTTTTACTTGAAGATGTCATAATTTTATATTACAAATAGATCTACTTCGCACATTCTTTGATTTAAATTGGCAGCAGGAACTGAATACATAATGGTAATTTTTATTTTACCAGTAAATTCATTGTTTTCTAAATCTGGTTTTGACTCAAATCCAACTAAAGTAACAAATGGTAAGTATATCGAAACAGCAGTATTTATTCGCAACATAGCCTCTGAGTCAAAATCATCTTTAGTTGAATATTCTGTTAATAGAGGTTTTAAATTTGCTCCAAACGTATACAATCCAAGTCTTTCTCCATGGTTTGTTTGTACGATATTTCGTAAATTATCATCCATTTGAGCGCCAAGATCATAATGCATGGCAAATAGACTTTTTCCTTCCGCGTCTATTTCTAAAGGCGTTTTTATTCCAAAAGGTATTTGATTAACAGTTCTACCTAAATTGTTACTGTTAAATCCTTTAATTCCAACATCTTTGAAAGAAATCAATGCCATACCTTTTTAATTACTTTTTAATTTCATTTTTAATGATTTTTTTCTAATCATTCTACAGGAATCAATGGTTTATAGTTTATTATCTGAGAAGGAGCTATTGTTATACTGTTAAATGCACTATTTGTAGTCGAGCTGGCTATGGTATAGGCATTTTGTTGATTTAATGAAGAAAACAAATTTTGAATTTCTGAATTAACATATGTAATCATTACATTGGCAAGTTTTTCTGCTTGTAAATCTAATTGCTTTCTTGGATAAATTGTTTCTATTTTTGGATTGGTGCCGCCTTCAATTACTATGTCAATTTTATCTTGAATTTTTGATAAATCTTCAACCAATGCATTTTTTATTAAATCGATTAATTCTTGTTTATTTTTTATTGACATATCATTCACCAAATATTTTCGTAGATTTACAAGCATCAATCTCAGATTGAATAGATTCTATAGAGACTGCATCTTGTATATTTCCTCCAGATGATTGCAATGAGGCAACAGGGCTATAGGGTATTGCAGTAGCAGCATTAAATGCAATTTTAACTAAAGTTTTAAAATTATTATAATCATCCCTTAAATTTTTTATTTGATCATGTAATTTTTTTATAGTTGTTTCATATTCTGTAAATTTAATATAAGGCTGCTCACCATCACCCGCTGTTCTGCCGAAATAAATTCTATTTCCATCAATTTGAATTTTTCCTTCTTCATTAATGTAAATGTAAGCTAGATCTTCATCGGCAGCGGGGGCATCGCCTACACCACCACCGGCTGGTGTCCCATGTTTGATTATCAAAACGGTACCATTTATTTCTTTTTCTTCGTCTTTTCTTGCAATAATTCTTATATGATCTGCTTTGCTTACTACATAAGATCTATTGTATTGATCTAAATCTCCTGTTGGATCAGGTTGGACGGGAGGTAGTGCGTCACTTGGATATTCCTGAACTCCTTCTGCATCTCCGGCTAACAAATAGTTTAGATCAACATTACTTTGTTGAGTAATGTAAACTCTTGCTGCATCACTAACGGGATCTGGATTTCCTTCGTTTATATTTTCAGTATTATTTTGATTTCTGGTATAAGGTGCTTTATCGTTTTCCTCATTTCCTCTTTCATTAACAATTACTCTGCAACTTGTAGGAGAGTTATCATCACCAGGATTTTCTCCAGCAGGAGCCTTATATCTTCCTCTGCCTGTAACCAAATCAATCGTTCCGGCGGATCCTTTGATGTCTATAGGATTAGAGCCAGAAGCTCCATATATGCTTCCATTTCTATCTTCACCAAGCATTATTAGAGCGTTATTAGAGCCCTGTACAACCAATTCCTGGGGTCTTTTGATCCATCTTGGGATTGCTTCTGGTGTAGTCAAAGGATACGTTAAAGAATTATCTATAATGTTTTGATATGCATCTGCATTTTCTTCTGCGGGAGTTATAGAAACAGATTCAGCAGTTCCAGCACCATTTGGAAAACCAGGAGGATTGCTTTCATCAGGTCTATCTGTTCGTTCAGAAGTCGAATAATTCCCAGGATTTAAATTTACTTGGTACATTCTGTCTAAATGCGTATAATTTAAATCTTCTACTGTTCTTGGAGCATGTGTTCTTGTAAGCCAATACCCTATTTTAGTGCCTAATGTTTGATAATTTTCAAAAATTACATAAACAACTTCACCAGGATTTACAGGTAAAAGAAAATGAGATGAAAAAAATGGAAATAAAATTATATTTCCTGTGCCATCTATTCCTTGATTTGCACTTATTAATCTTGCAACGAGAGAATTGACCGGCATAACATCAATAATTTGAGGATTATTGACTGAGGTAGCCAATTCATCTATGTACTCTTGTGTTAATGAAAAGGGGTCAGAGATTACTTCTATTGCTATAGCTCTTTGTAAAACAGGAGGAGTTCCAGCAGTTCTTACATTTCTTATTTCTTCTGATATATTACTAGCTGTAGACTTACCTACAATTCTCCTAGCAACTGTTACTCCTCTACCTGTAAATGGCATATTTCACTGCACCTTGTTTGTATTCAGTTTACTAATACGTTCATACATATCTTCTTCAGTTACATTTTCTTCTATTTCTTCTTCGCTAGCCTTGCCAACTAATTCAGCTAATTTAATCAATTGTTCGTTTGTTTTATTCATTCTTTCCATGTATTTTGCTAAAGTAGCTCCATGTATAGCATGTTCAGTAATTTTTCCATGGACACTTTTATATAGATCTATCCACATTAAATATGAATTTCTTCTATCTTGAACAGCATTTTCATATATTTGTCGCCACAAAGCTTTTGTTTTTTCTTCTACGGTCGAAAGAGAATCTAATAAGAAAGCAAAATCTTGCATTTGTTTTTCAATTTTTGAATCAAGTTCATCATGCTCTTTTTCGATTGTATCCAAAGTATCATCTGGTATTTGAACGTTTGATGTAGGTTCTAAAATTTGATGTTGTTTTCTTTTATTCATAATCATTTACTTCTTGCAATCTATTAAATATAATAAGAACATAGTTTACAATTTTATAATTTTAATATATGAAAAAGAAATTATCAAATCTTACCAAGAATATTAAAATACATTTTATCAAAGAAGCAATCTTTACAAGAATTGTTATATTTGATACAATTAAATTTTATAAAAATTTAGAAAAACAAGAGTTAACTAAACTTAATCCATTCTATAGGACAAATAAAGAAAGTG